CGAGCCAAGGCGGTAAGTGTTTGGATTGTCGCGCATGTTATGATAAAAATATCCCCGTCATCGGTTATGTGGCCCATGGTCGTAAGATGAACAAGATTATTCGAATTCGGACTGTTCAATGATCCGAAGGATCATGATCTGAAGGATCAATAATGAATACTAAACAAATCGAAGTGGCCCAAGCCGAAGGTTGTGTACTAGATTGGCTGGTGGCCCGTTGTGAGGGTATACCAGAGAATCAATTATATGTGGATAAATGGAGCGGTTCCCTTTTTCGACTTAATCTGAATGAAGAGGGCGAATTAGACGGCTCTTATACTACAGGACCTGACCTTCTATTCAGCCGGAAATGGGAAGCCGCCGGCCGAATCATCAATCGAATGCTGGCCAGTCCTGAATGCCTTACAATAGAGCACACAAATCGATCCAACCCAAAGGAACGATATGTCGCATCCCTGAACAAACCTAATAGATTTAACTTTGGTCCTACCGTCCTCGTGGCTGTAATGCGCTGCTATGTAGCCTCAAAGCTTGGCAGTATGACCGAAATACCAGAATGGATTGATAAAATACCGAATATTTAAATAATTTGACTAAATTCCGATTATTCGATATAATACTTCCATACTGAATAAACAAAGGCGCCGGCGATGATTCAAATTAAATCCATCAACGATCAAGTCCTGTTTGAATCCAAAACAGCTAAAACGATCAAACAAGCCGTCGAGGAAGCTGTTTCCGAGAACGTAAATCTTTCCTACGCCAACCTGTTCAAAGCCAACCTGTCCGGAGCCAACCTGTCCAACGCCAACCTGTCCAACGCCAACCTGTTCAAAGCCGACATGTCCGAAGCCTACCTGTTCAAAGCCGACCTGTCCGACGCCTACCTGACAGAAGCCGACCTGTACAAAGCCAACCTGACAGAAGCCGACCTGTACAAAGCCAACCTGTCCACAGCCTTGAAGCCTTAATACAGCTTGACTGAATTCCTATTATTCGATGTAATACTTCCATACTGATTAAACAAAGGCATAACAAATGAATTAGATAATAATTTTTAGAATCCGTATAGTTCTTATTTTGGAAATTCAAAATAGGAACCGGGTTGAGGGCTCCACGTGGGGCTAGTTTTGAGGAATATCGGTTTTTGGAAATTTTTCCGGCCAAAAAACTGGTATTTTGGTTTTTGGAAATTTTCCGGCCAAAAAATTGTATGGTTATTTCTTGACAAAATATGTTAATAATGTTAGAATTTATGTGTAGTAATTTTATTTGCCGCATGGCATGCTAAAAGGAGAAGTAAAAATGAAAAAGCTAGTTGAAGAAGTTAGTGGTGAGGGTTTGGAGAAGTTGATGGGAGAGAGAGTTACATTGTTTTGTGCTAATTACATTTATACTGGCAAGTTGGTTGGTGTGAATGAGAGGTGTGTATTATTGAGTGATGCGGCTATTGTGTATGAGACTGGATCATTTGATAGTAAGGGATGGCAGGATGCACAGAAGTTGCCCAATGATTGGTATGTAAGTATTGGGGCGATTGAATCGTTTGGTATTTTGAAGTAATGAAGCAATTAAAGAGAACAAGATTTTTGTCTTTGTCTTTGTCTAGGTCTTTGTCTGGGTCTTGGTCTGGGTCTAGGTCTTGGTCTAGGTCTTTGGCTAGGTCTTTGTCTAGGTCTTTGTCTAGGTCTTTGTCTAGGTCTGGGTCTTGGTCTAGGTCTGGGTCTGGGTCTAGGTATTGGTCTTGGTCTAGGTCTTGGTCTTGGTCTAGGTCTGGGTCTGGAAGGTGATTAAGATGAAGCAATTAAAGAGAACAAGATTTTTGTCTTGGTCTAGGTCTTTGTCTAGGTCTTGGTCTGGGTCTGGGTCTGGGTCTAGGTCTTGGTCTGGGTCTGGGTCTGGGTCTGGGTCTGGGTCTTGGTCTAGGTCTTGGTCTAGGTCTAGGTATTTGTCTAGGTCTTGGTCTGGAAGGTGATTAAGATGAAGCAATTAAAGAGGACAAGGTCTTTGTCTTGGACTGGGTCTAGGTCTGGGTCTAGGTCTGGAAGGTGATTAAGATGTTTATTTTTGATATTGAGACATTAGGTACAAGATCGGATTCTGTAATATTATCATGGGCGTGTATATACTTTGAGAGTGGTAAGGTATATAATTATGCTGAGTTATATTCATCTGCTTTTTTTATAAAGTTGGATGTATTAGATCAGAGGAAGAGATTGAATAGGTATATTGATAGAGGAACGGTGGATTGGTGGGATAAGCAATGTGATTTGGTTAAGAGGAAGTCATTTATACCTCAGGATGGTGATATGAAGGTTGAGGATGCGTATTATAGGTTTAAGGAATGGGTGGAGGAGAGGAAGGAAGGTAATTATTATGTATGGGCTAGGGGTAATTTGGATCAGATAGTATTTGATGATTTACAGAAGAGTATTGGTTTGGAGACTATATTTAATTACAATAGGTGGCGTGATGTAAGGACTGCGGTAGACTTGATGTATAATCGTGCGGATGGGTATTGTGATATTGAAGGGTTTGATAGGTCGGTGGTATATAAACATGATCCGGTACATGATTGTGCATATGATGTAATGATGTTACTTTATGGTAAGGAGGAGGTAGATGGATCCGATTGAGAAGGCGATAGCGGAACAGCTATTGAGGATGCCGAAGGATAGGGTTATGGAGATTGCTTCGAGGGTGGATAGGGTTACTTTGGAGTTTTTCTGTAATGTATTGGAGAGGTATATTGCAGAGCATTATGGTATTGAGGATGGTTATAAGGAAGATATTACTGATTTAGGTGCGGCTAATGATTATTTGAAGAGATTTATGATTGGAAAGGGTAAAAAATGAGTGATAGTATGTCTGCTTATTATGATGATTTGGCGGATTGGCAAGGATTTAAGAGGAAGGTTTGTATTATATCAAAGTCTTAAGGAAAAATACGGCAAAGGAGTATAAGATGACTACGAAATATACTGAAGTTGAAATAAATTTAGATTATTTTGAAGATGATGAATTGATTGAAGAACTTGAGGCGCGAGGTTATAAAGTAAGAGAATCTGCTAATGATATGGCTAATAAGTTATATGAGGCGTATGCATTAGGTAATAAGGAATTGGTTAATAGTCTTATTGAAAAATTTATTTACGAAGAGGTTGGTAGGATCGTGTAATGATGTATAAGTAGTAAAAACAGGATCTTATAATATGAGTAATGATCAAATTTTACTAATACATGAGTATTTAACAAGGATAATGAGTCTGGATACGCATACATATCCAGAATTAAATGCTATTATTCTTGGTCCATGTGCTGAACTTGCTAAAGAGGCACTGGAAAACTTATCTAATATAATCAACGACTTATAATATCGAGGATGTCGATATCTGACACATATCGAGGATGTCGATATTTGGGATAATACTTGACAAATGTCCTTTTTTATAGTATTATAATGCTATAAATGAGAGAAAGAGACATGAGAGCTATTATTATCAAGTGGGTTGCTGTTTTTATTTGTCTTGGAGGTGCGCTCGCTACTTCCTTTCGGGTATATCCGTTAAACATATATCTTTTAAATATTTCGGCGTTTCTTTTTCTCGTATGGTCGATAATGATACGGGAAAAAGCTATGATTACGGTAAATGCTGGGCTTTTGTTGTGTTATGTAATAGGACTTTTTGTATAAATGAGGACTATGATGAGCGAAGAAAAGAAATTTTATGTAAATTACTATGATAAGGCTAATGAATGTGATGTAGTTGCGACGATTTATGCTGAAAATGCCATGGATGCATTGAATTTCTTTGAAATGGACTATTCGGGTTATGCATATGATATTATTTCTGTATCGGAAGCTTCATAATGTATAAAGAATACACAATAACTGTTGTTTTTATGGTAAATGGGAAGAAAATCGTATTCAGGAATATTCCATTTAATCAGGCTATGGAGATGATTAGGGGTAGGAGTGGGTATAAACTTATTTTTGGATCTTACCAATAACTACTTGACAAGATTTTCATTGAATGGTATAATGGTTGTGTAGAGAAAAAGAGTATAAAATGGTATTTAAAATTATTCAAGAACTTACTGATAATTCATCTAGACTTGCTAAGGAGGACATTCTTAGGAAGAACATGAAAAATAAGGTACTTCAACGGGTATTTGATGCTGCATTGAATCCGATGAAGAATTATTATATTCGAAAGATTCCTGATTATAGTGAATCTGAGCAGAAAGTTCATTTTGATTATATTTTTGATGTATTGGAAATGCTTTCTAATCGGGATGTAACTGGAAATGCTGCTATTGATCTGGTATCAAGAACATTAGGTCAATTACCTGAAGATGAAGCAAAGATTTTCGCAATGATTTTGAGTAAAGATTTGCGATGTGGTGTATCTGGTAAGACTGTGAACAAGATTTGGAAGAATCTTATTCCTGAATATCCAGTAATGCTATGTGATCAGTATAGTGATAAATCAAACAAATACATTAAATTCCCAGCTATTGCTCAATTGAAGCTTGATGGAATGAGATTTAATGCTATTTGTAACAATAACAAGGTAGATTTTCGTACTAGGAATGGTAAAGAGATTGATCTCCTTGGATATCTTGAAAAAGAATTCATTAAACTAGCAGATGGAAAGAATGTTGTATTTGATGGCGAATTGATTTGTTGTGATGAAAAAGGTAAATTCCTTAATCGACAAACATCAAATGGTATTCTCTCTAAAACACTTAAGGGTACTATTACTACAAAAGAAGCAAGTACCGTAACCGCTACATTGTGGGACATTATTCCTATTCAAGACTTTAGGAATGGTAAGAGTAATGTTTCGTATAAGAAAAGATTTGATTATCTTCTTGAAAAGGTAATGGATAATAAGAAGATTCGATTGGTTGAGTATTACTCTATTAATAGTTTTGATGAAGCTAATGGATTATTTAATAGAATGCTTGAGCGTGGTGAAGAAGGATTGATTATCAAGAATCTGGAATCTCCATGGGAAAATAAAAGAGTCAAGCATCAAATCAAGATGAAGGGTGAATTGGAATGTGATTTAAGGATTGTTGGTTGGCAAGAAGGAACTGGTAAGAATATCGGTAAACTTGGTGCATTGATCCTTGCTTCATCTGATAATGTTATTAATGTATCTGTTGGATCTGGATTTACTGATTGTGATAGAGAATCTATTAAGGAAGATGTAATTGGTGGAATTTGTGCTATCAAGTATAATGCAAGAATCAAGGATGTAAAGACTGGTAATGAGAGTTTGTTTTTACCAATCTTTATTGAACTTCGTGCTGATAAGGATAAAGCTGATTCATCTAGTAATATAAAATGAAACTGACATTACACGAAAGACTCACTGGTTATAAATGGTATTATTGGATTATATGTAGATTTACATTAGTTGAGTGGTTTGTTATTATTTTTATTGTTGAAGAGATTTTCAGATGAAATCAGGTATTGTTGAATGTATTGTAGGATTTGTTTTGATTATGTCAATTACTAGTTATTTTGAATCGCATACAGATAGTTCTTTGACATTTATAATGTTCTTTATTACGTTAGGGTTTATTTTCATTCATATTGGATTAAGTGATCTTAAAAATGACTAATATTATTTCTCAGTATCTTAATGATGATTCGACTAAGTATTCTGTTGTATTGATGAATGCGAAAGGAAGTACCTTTAAATATAAGACGGAATGTGTGGAAGAGGGTTATGTTGTAAAAATCGTTAATTTTCATACACTTAGCAATGCTGAGGATTTTGCTGAAGATTTTATATTGGCTTGACAAATATACGGAATAATAATATAATTATATGGAAAATTATGCCTTACTAAACATATCATTTCAGAGTTTGAATATATTTTCATTCATGCTTGGAATGTTTTTTGCTGCGATGATGTGGAGAGTTAGGGCAATGACATATGTGGCGATTTATTTTATTTGTCTGTCAGTTTATTATTCAATTGTGAGGTTATAGAAAATGCGTAATCAGTATGCTAAGGAAGTTCGTGAGCCCAAGTATCGGCAACGGGTTGTTCCTTTGAAGAAACTTTATAATCGAAAGAAGGATAAAGACGCATTGCGTCGTGGTAAGTATTATGAGTGATGTTACGTCACAGGAAGATTATGATGGATTTTATTTTGTTCCTTTTAGAGAAAAGGAAGAATCAGGATTTAATACATATTTCTTTAAGTATAATGATGATTCTGAGCGTGGAGAAAGGATTGATTCAGGATCTCCTTTAGGGGATATGTGGCATGTTGTTTTTCTAAAAGAGGATGAGAATGGTATTTTTGAGTTAGATGATAACTTTGAGGCTATTCTTTTAGAACCTCATGTGTATATTAGTCATGTAATGAGTTTAAGTAATAGAACAGTATATGGTGGTTGTGTATTGAGGAAAACCGAAAAGTCCGATATTTGGATCAAAGATTACTTGACTAAAATCTTGGGGCGTAGTATGATTAAAAAATTAAAAGAATACGCTCAAACGATTGGAGAAAGTAATGGGAAAGTTTAATTTTCGGAATGATTATAAGAAAGAATGGTTTAAACAGTTACTTAGAACAGAAGAAGTTGAAGTAACTTTTACTAAGAAAGATGGTACCGAAAGAGTAATGCGTTGTTCATTGAATGAGAATGATGTACCTTCATTTGATGCGACTAAGCCATCTAGCAGGCGTGTTTCTAAAGATGTTATTGCTGTTGTTGATCTAGATAAGAAAGAATGGCGGTCAATTAGGTGGGATTCCATGAAAATCATCAAATTTTCTTTAGGAACAGCTACTTATGATGAAAATGTTGTATAAATAGAAATAATGCTTGACAAAATAGAGATATTAAGGTATAATAGTTACATGAAATCGATAATGAATAAGCCCGAACAATCAACAATTTGGACATTAGGTAATCGCTCAACATGCGATCAACTATATGCTGGATTTTTGAAGGGGTTTGTGTGAAGTAGGTAATAAAAGTTTTAACACAAACCCCAAGTCTAAAAAGCTTGGGGTTTTGTTTTTGTAGTGCTCTTTAACAATTAGGAAACACTTGCTCTCATCGTCTATTGGTATTGAGGACGCTGCCCTTTCAAGGCAGAAAGCGTGGGTTCGAATCCCCGTGAGAGCGCCATATTGAAGCATATTAGCAGTCAATAATTAACCTGCTGATCACAGAATTTAATTATTGAATGTCATATTTCTTCGGTGAGGACAACCTTACAATGGTTGTAGGAGGTTCAACTCCTTAGTATGCTTCAATATGGTAAAGCAGGCTTAATTACCCTGCTCCATACTGGGAAGTCATGAGCCCAGAAACTCGTAGTGATGGAATGGATAAACATAGGCTCTCATTGAGGGCCGGTGGAAATAAACGCCACTTGCAGGTTCGAGTCCTGCCTACAATGAGTTTGCATATTGAAATGCTTAAGCCTCTAACTGCCAAAAGGGGTTAGATGATTAGTTGGTGGCAGCCAACACTGATCTACAATTTCTAGTCAATCTGAAAAAGTTGAGCATTTCAATATGGTATAGAAGAAATGAAAATATTATGATTTGCTGACCGATACCGTTCAAGGTGAGGCGGGCTTGACTGTTAATCAAGAATAGGCTGGTTCGATTCCAGCTCGGTCAGCAAATCATAATATGATTCCGTATTAGAGAGGTTCGATTCCTCTGGGCGGAGTCAGACAATTGCCTCGTAGTGTAATGGTAAAACAATAGATTTTGAATCTATCGATCTTGGTTCGATTCCAAGCGGGGCTGCCAAGAATATGCGTTCATTCTCCTGGGAGAGGACACAGCCTTCCAAGCTGTCGGAGACGGTTCGAATCCGCCTGGACGCTCCAGAATTAGGAGAGGTTAGCCGAGTTGGCCTAGCGGCAGCTGTCTTGAAAACAGAGGGCCCCTGTAAGGGGTGTGGGGGTTCAAGTCCCTCCCTCTCCGCCAGTAATAATGTTATTATCTGTAAAATAACATTCAACGATGTTTTTAATAAGAGAAGGTGGACAATGAACATATTCACTTTCAACACGAAAAACATCTTTAATGATATCAAGAATACGTTTTTCGTGATATTTTTCAGGTATAATATAGACTGCTAAGAAATAGCAATTAGGAGCAGCCGTTTTATAAGCTTTAATACGTTGTTGTGGATCTTTAGTGATACCTAATTTACATTTATTAGGTTTATCAGGGTCGACCATAATGTAATAATAAATCATAAAGTTATATATAAAGCCGATATAGTGTAGTGGTCTGCACATGGCCCTGTCAAGGCTATAGTCGGGGATCGTAACCCCGTATCGGCGCCAGTCAATGATCCTTTCCTATTGGGTTGATATAGGGCCGTGGGTCCGCGGCGTGTGGCCACATATCGTAAAAGGATCATCTTTTAATTTAAGTCAAAGAAAGCCGTGAAAATAACCGAGCATGGGGTAAACGGTAATGCGTTGATGATGGTGACCGGGAGGCACTAAAATAATCCTCCCAAGAATTCAATATATGCACAGCAGATATAAGAATGAAATTCAATCTTATATAGATAGATATCTCTCTATGGCGTAATCTGGCAGCGTTCGTGCTTTGGGAGCATGAGGTAAAGGTTCAAATCCTTTTAGAGAGACCAGAATTGAGCAAACTAACAATGCGTCAGCGGTAAAGTGGGAGAGTTACAACGGACTGTAAATCCGTCGCCTCAGGCTGAGTAGGTTCGAATCCTACCTGACGCACCAATCAACGGTAGGCATATTCCGGATTCGACTATTTTCATGAGATAGTTGGCCTACCACCAAACAAATGCGGGAGAGTGAAACGGTTTACATACTGGTCTCATAAGCCAGAGATATCAGGTTCGACTCCTGTTTCCCGCAACCAAAATTAAGGAAGATTGGCAGAGTCCGGTCGATTGCAGCGATTTGCTAAATCGTAGTCCGATGAAAATCGGACCAGAGGTTCGAATCCTCTATCTTCCACCAATGTATTGCCCGAATGGTGTAATGGCAGCCACGCATGTCTTAGAAGCATGTGCCGCAAGGCGTGGGGGTTCAAGTCCCTCTTCGGGCACCAAAAATAATGTAGTGATGGCAGAGAGGCCCAATGCAAGAGTCTGCAAAACTCTAAAGCCGTCGGTTCGATTCCGACTCACTACTCCAAGAAATGGAGATATAACTCAATGGTAGAGTAACCGGCTCTTAACCGGGAGGTTGATGGGTTCAAGTCCCTCTGTCTCCACCATGAATTGGGAATGTAGTGTTAACGGTTAGCACAGCAGACTTTTAATCTGCCAAGTGATGGGTTCGAATCCCTCCATTCCTACCAGTTGACAAAAATAATGTTATATAGTATAATGTACAGACTTCATTGAAATTCTATTGATATTATCCTTTCTCGATAGCGTGTTATTCGGGTTGTCTGCGACAATCTATCGGTCATTACGATAAAATGACTACGGAAGTTCGTAACCGTAAAGAATTTGGGGACTTAGTATAGTTGGGAAAACATTGCGCTTGCACCGCGAAGTCGGGGGTTCGACTCCCCCAGTCTCCACCAATATGCTGGGTTGGCTGAGTGGCTAAAAGCACTTGCCTTGTAAGCAAGCGGAAGAAATTCCTACGCAGGTTCGAATCCTGTGCCCAGCACCAATTAATACCACCTTGGTGAAACGAATATCACGCTTGGCTACGGACCTTGAATTGAGGGTTTGATTCCTTCAGGTGGTACCACTTTGAAAGTTATATCATGGAAGCATTTAAGCAAGGAAGTTTAGATGGAATGTGTGGATTTTATTCAATAATCAATGCTTTACATTATAAGAAAGAACTAACAACAAAAAAAGCTGAGAATATACTGAATAAATTGATTACAGTAAAAGCACGAACATTCCATATGAGATATATTCAAGGTTCTTATGTTGAAGATATTATATTTCTTCTAAATGTATTAAAGAAGCAAAAAGGTTTTTCAAAAATAAAATATGATCAGACATTTGAATTGGATCATTTTGATTGTATTGAAGAATATCTTGCTTGTTTATATGAAGAACTAAGTAAGAGTGATGATAACATTGCTATAATTTCTATAAGTAATCCTTGGTATCATTGGAGTGTAGTATCTAATGTTGATTTGGCTAAAGAGAGAGTAAGATTATTTGATTCTTATTATGATAGAAAATATATTTCTTTTGAAGAATTGACATTAAAGAGAAAAAGAGATAAAATACAGATTAATACAGATGAAACAATAATATTAACAATAAGGTAATATAGCATAATGGTAGTGCGCCTCCTTCATACGGAGTAAGGTAGGGGTTCAAGTCCCTTTATTACCACCAGACTAAAAGGATATATATTATGTATTGGGGTTATCATGCAATGTTTGATTGCAGTCAGGGTGAACTTGATTGTGTTAGATCAAAAGATAAGATTTATAGTTTTGTAAAAGAACTTGTTCCTGCGATTGAAATGGTTGCATATGGTGAACCTTCTATTGTTCATTTTGCTCAACATGATCCAACCAAATCAGGATTTAGTTTGTGTCAAATGATTGAGACTAGTTCAATCACAGGACATTTTGTAGATGATAATGGTGATTTTTATATCGATGTGTTTAGTTGTAAAACAGTTGATGTAGAGATTTGTAAAGAATTAATTAATAAGTATTTCAAACCCAAGAAGGTAAGAACTAACTTTATTACAAGAAGTGCAGGATAAGCCTCCTAAGCTAATCTAGTGAAAGCATACGCCTGAAGAGCGTGGGAGTGTGGAGCGTAACCACAAGGAGGCACCAGTTATACCCGGATAGCTCAAAGGTAGAGCCCTCGGCTGATAACCGAGAGACACTGGATCGTTACCAGTTCTGGGTACCAAATGTCTCGATAGTGTTTAACGGCAGCATATTAGTCTCCAAAACTAAGGGTGGGAGTTCGAATCTCTCTCGGGACGCCATTAACGTAGAGGTGATAACATGAAGAAAATTAATTTAAACGAAGTAAAAGCTTTCATTGACGCGCAAAGTCCTGAATCTCGTATCTATATTGGTGCAGATTCGGAAAGATTTAGAAATAATGGCGTATGGTATGCTGATTATACTGTCGTTGTTGTTGTTCACGTTGATGGTAAACATGGTTGTCGTGTATTCGGTGAAGTAACAAGAGAACGTGATTATGATCAACGCAAAGATAAACCTGCAATGAGATTGATGAATGAAGTATATAAAGCAAGCGAAATGTTTCAAAAACTTGCTGATGTACTGGAAGATCGTGAAGTAGAAGTTCATCTAGATATTAATCCAGATGAAATGCATGGTTCAAGCTGTGTTGTACAACAAGCTATCGGTTATATTCGTGGAACTTGTAATGTTGTTCCTCTAGTAAAACCACAAGCTTTTGCGGCATCTTACTGTGCTGATCGTTATAAAGAAGTCATGAGTCAGTATCGTGCAGCATAGAAATAAAGCGGTCATGATGTAATGGTAGCCTGCCACCTTGCATGACTAAATAGAACATTATAGGAGAAATATAATGTTCTATACGGTATATAAAGTCACAAATAAAATAAACAACAAGTTTTATATCGGAATGCACCAGACAGACTGCCTGAATGACGGCTATATGGGCTCTGGAAAAATTATCAAAAAGGCCATTGAAAAATACGGCATGGACAATTTCACAAAAGAAATTCTCCATATTTTTGATAATGAGAATGATATGCGAAATAAAGAGAAAGAACTTGTGGTTTTGAATGAAAATTCATATAATATCTGTGATGGTGGTAAAGGTGGTTTCGGATATATAAATCGCTCAGGTAAAGGACTCAGAACCGGAGCAAAACTATCTGATGAAACAAAGAAAAAGATATCTGAAGCAAAAAAAGGAATTAAATTATCGGAAAACCATAAGCTAAAAATAATGGAAAATCATCCGATGAAAAATGAAAACAATAGGAAAAAAATTTCCGAAACACTAAAGGGCAGAAAAAAATCTGTTGAGCATAGAAAAAAAATCTCAGATGCTATACGAAATAGATGGAAACAAATGCGGATAGAGTGAGAATGGACGCACGAAACTTTGCCAAAGTTTAGATTCCGGATCGTTACCGGATATCCGCTCCAGATTAGCCGAATTAGTTTAGTGGTAAAACAATGTTCTCGTAAAACATAGACAATGGCTCGATTCCATTATTCGGCACATCTCACCGTAGTTCAATGAATAGAATAAGACACTCCTAAGGTCATGATAGAGGTTTGATTCCTCTCGGTGAGACCAACAATGGTAATCTTAGTGTAAAGGTTTAGCACCTCACTCTGTGAAAGTGATAGAATGGGATCGTTACCCATAGATTACCCCACTAACATATATAAAATTATGAAAACTTTTTTAGTAGCAGATACCCATTTCGGACACCTCGGTGTTTGTAAATTTACAGGCTCTGATGGAGTTTCCAAACTCCGTCCATGGAATGATCCATTCCAAATGGATCAAGATATGATCGCTAAATGGAATAGCGTTGTTGGTCCTAAAGATAAAGTCTATCATCTTGGTGATGTTCTTATTAACAAAAAAGCATTTCCTACCCTCGAAAAGCTTAATGGAGATAAAGTTCTTATTAAGGGTAATCATGATATCTTTAAACTAGAAGAATATGTTAAGTATTTTAGAGATATAAGAGCATACCATGTAATGAATAACTTTATTCTCAGTCATGTACCCGTTCATCCTGATAGTAAAGGGAGATTTGCAGGTAATATTCATGGACATTTACATGATAGGCGTGTTATGAAAGATAATAAGATCGATCCATGGTATCATTGTGTGTCGGTTGAGCATCTTGATTATACACCAATTCTTTTTGATGATTTAATGGAAAGAATTAAGAAAGAAAATGCCTCTTTAGTTTAATGGTAGAACTCGGTCCTTACAAGGCCGTTACGGCAGTTCGATTCTGTCAAGAGGCACCAAACATGCTCTTATAGTATAATGACTATTACACCGCTTTGGTAAAGCGGAAATATAAGTTTGATTCTTATTAAGAGCACCAAAAAAATGCTTGACAAAATAGTTAATTTATAGTATAATGGTTGTATGAATTGCGAGAGTGGTGAAACAGGCAAACACATCGCGCTTAAACCGCGACGCCTTTGGGCTTGCGGGTTCGATTCCCGCCTTTCGCACCAGAACAATACCCCTACCGGCGAATCCGGCGGCAGGACTTCTAATCCAGCTTGCGGAGGTTTGACTCCTTCTAGGGGTGCCAGTAATAAAAAGTGTTTCCTAATGCTTGACAAAATGCAGTAAATAAAGTAATATAAGTGAAATAGATTCAGTTCAGCAATCAAACCAAATCCAACTGTAAATTGGCATAAAGATGAATCTGTAGAAATATGGGATACATTCAGCAATTAAAAAATCTTTTATTGAAAAAAGAAAAAGATATCCCGTTGATTGAGAAATGAATAGGTTCAGCAAATACATGGGCAGCGAAAGCTGCAACCGTTAGATGTTTATGATCATCTTTAAAAAATCATAACAACTATTCAGATGAAAAAAGGTAAATATTATGAATACTTTCGTTAATGCTGTTATTAATCAAGAAACTCGTACCACTAATGGTATGCGAGCCCGTGTTGAAACCGCAAATAAGAATGTTGATCTTTTTTTCAAGATCGGCGCATCCCGCGGTCAAAACATTATTCCTTCTTTTGTGGGTGCTTATGTTGAAGATGCTGAAATTGCATTGCGTATTGCACAATGGGCACGTGATGTTCGCGGTGGCGCTGGTGAACGTGAAATCTTTCGGCAAATTCTAAAATATCTTGCACAAAATTATCCACAAGATGCTATTCGACTTCTTCATAAAGTTCCTGAAGTGGGTCGTTGGGACGATCTTCTTGTTTTTGAATCTGGTGATGTTCGTAATGTTGCATTTGATTTGATCAAGAATGCTCTTGATGCTGGTCATGGACTTTGTGCAAAATGGATGCCTCGAAAGGGTGAAAAGGCTGTTGAATTGCGTTCATATTTTGGTTGGACTCCAAAATTCTATCGGAAGCGTTTGGTAGAATTGACTAAGGTTGTTGAAACTCAAATGTGTGCGAATGATTGGGAAAATATCAATTTCAGTCATGTTCCTTCTATTGCAGCAGCACGGTATAAGAAAGCATTCAATCGTCATACTCCAAAGTATGCTGAATATGTTGATTCCCTTGTAAAAGGTGAAAAGAATGTAAAAGTGAATGCATCCGCTATTTTTCCTCATGATGTATTGAAGGGTCGTATTGGTGCTTTTGGTTTTAATCAAACTTACGATAAAGTGGAAAAGGATCTTATTCAAAAACAATGGGAAGCTTTGCCTAACTATGTTGGTAATGCAAACATTCTTCCACTAGTTGACGTTTCTGGATCAATGATTTGTTCTGTTGGTGGAAACAAGAATCTTACTTGTCTTGATGTATCAGTCAGTTTGGGTCTATATCTAGCTGAAAAGAATAAAGGGAAGTTTAAGGATACGTTCTTGACTTTCTCTGGTTCACCTGAATTGATGCATTTGACCGGTAATATTCACGAAAAAATTGATCAGATGATTAGATCAAAATGGAGTATGAATACCGATATCGTTGCTGCATTTAAAAAGATTTTGAATGTAGCGGTTGCTGGTAAAGTTCCACAAAGTGAAATGCCTGAAATGCTATTGATTCTTTCAGACATGCAATTTGATTCTTGTACTCAACACGATGACAGTGCAATTGAAATGATTCGTCGGAAGTATGAAGCGAATGGTTATAATGCTCCTCGTGTTGTTTTCTGGAATCTACATGCACATGATAACGTGCCTGTGAAATTTAATGAATCTGGTACTGCACTTGTTTCTGGATTCAGTCCTAGTATTCTTACTTCATTGCTTAAGGGTAATCTGGATAATTTCACACCAGAATATATTATGATGGAAACTGTAATGAAAGATCGATATAGTCTGTAATTAAAAATAGGATAGGTTCTGCAACTAATTACATTTTAGATAGATATTTGAAAAATAATATCAAAGTGAGTTTCGATTTCTCACTATAAATAAAAAGTAGAAAACTATCCTGATGTATTGCCTCTCTGGACAAATTGGTAAAGTCAACTCTCTCAAAAGGAGTAGTTTCTCGGTTCGAATCCGAGGAGAGGTACCAATAATTGCTCCTCAGCTTTGGTGAGCGGCTGGATCTTATAAGTCCGGGAGAGCGGTCAGATGGGCTGCAACGGCACGGTTCGATTCCGTGGGGGAGTACCACTAACTTCTAGTTATTTCTTGAATAATCCTATTAATAGGATTAAAATAATCCACAACTAAATTGAATAGACATTTTGCTTTAATAGTATTATCTTGTGAATAATTACATACATAAACATCTAGAGTAAATCCATTTTTTTCTGGCCATGTATGAATAGCTAAATGAGATTCAGCGAGAACAATAGCACCAGTAAATCCACCCTCATCAAATTGATGAAATATATAATTTAGTGATGTTAATCTTGATTCCTCAACATATTTCAAGCATAACGCTTGAAAATTTACAAGATTAATGAGTCTTGTATTTTCAAGACAATCACTAAAATCCCCTATTAAATGAATACCTTGCATAGAAAATAAAATTATTTATGAATCATATTTTTGATATTTTTCCAACTCCTGTATATTACTCAAATATTTTCAGGGAATGGACATCCGAGGAAAATCAATTTTTCGAAAAACTCCGTAATATTACTGTGCCCAATCTAGGCAGAAATGAACTATCAGATGATAGATTTGTATTAAACAATCCTATCTGTGATAACATTAAAAAATTTATCGAAGCTAATCTACATACTTACATGCAAGAAATCATTAGACCTAAGTTTGATGTTAAGTTTCAAATAACACAATCTTGGCTTAATTGGACTTCCGAGGGTCAAGCACACCACAAACATAATCATCCTAATAGTATTGTTTCGGGTGTTCTTTATATCAATGCATTGAATGATTCGATTAATTTCTATAATGAAACATTCAATCAATTAAGAATACCAGCAGAATCTAATAATCAATGGAATTCAGTTACATGGCCATTTTCGGTCAATACTGGTGATCTTCTTATCTTTCCTTCCAGTTTAACACATGGTGTTGATTTTAAGAAAGGATCTAATGTAAGATGTAGTCTTGCATTTAATACCTTTGTTAAGGGTACTCTTGGTTCTTATGATGAATCAACACTATTACAGATTTAAAAGGGCCTATAGCTTAAACAGTAAAGCGTTCGACTCCTTCGATCGAAGGAGTGCGGGTGCAAGTCCTGCTGGGCCCACCATTTATCAATAAAATCAATGACTTACGTTCATTGACAAATATCTATGGAAATGATATAATTATTATGTGAGGTGATGAAATGATCCGTAAAAAAAGAAATAATAAACCTGTAATTGATCTGACTGGTCCTGAGGGTAATGCATATTGTTTAATGGGATATGCTAATCGTTATGCGAAAGAACTTGGATTAAACAAAAACGAAATCATTACCGAAATGACTTCTGGCGATTATGAGAATCTAATTCAAGTGTTTGATAAGTATTTTGGTGATTATGTGATTCTGGAACGATAATGGCAGGTATCTATATTCTCAAAACACTTGATGGCTATCGCGCCGGATATGTTAAAAATCTAGCTAAAGTGTATCAAGAATTCAATCCTGAAACACTATATTTCTCACTTGAACCAACGATTATCCGAGATTGTTTTGGTAATTCAGTGTCATTTGATAACATTCAAGAAGCTATGGATTATGCTGTAAGTGTTGTTTATCCGAAACATCGAAATGAAAATCTTGATGATGGTATCGGATTTGTAATTAAAGACGCACAATATAAATCATTTTTTGAGATTATTTAAATGGCTAAAAAGCTTACTGAGCAAGAATATGAGAAAATCCTTACTGGTGGCGAACCTACCTTTAATGATTCTATCCTTGAAAAGACAACTCTTATTCAAAGTCTCAATTGGTATTCATCTAATCGTGATTCTAAGAATGCCAAGAAGTATATTAATGATTATCTGAAAAAGAACAAAATCACTTCAACTGATAATCGAATCGATACAATGCCAAATACTTTTGGTTGGTTATGCCGTATGCTTTCTCGCGGTGCTAAACTATCTCCAAAAGATATGATTTATTTTACTGATAAGATTGATTTCCTGAAACATAAGGAAAAGAAAGCTAAGAAAGAAGTTATCAAACAAACCGTTTCGATTCGTGATAGAATTGAAGAAAAAGCGCGTGAATGTATTGGAGAACTTGAAGGTTGTATTGATGAATATGTCCATTCTTCATTCAAGAAAAGTAGTTCTCCTCTTGGTGTGATGATTGAAAAAAACATGAAGAGCGTTCATTGTATCTTCATTGTTAAGCATTTTAAAGATATTCGTGATGATTTGGAATTTGTTTCTAAGTCTACCAATCCACAATTGATTGAAGGTTATTCTAATCTTAAAAAGAGTGGAATCAAGAAACTTATTGATTATATCCAATCGATTATTGATGATACACAAAAACTGATTGGTGAATCCAAGAAAACACGAAAACCGCGAAAACGTAAAGTAAAGACCGCTGAACAGCTTGTTGGAAAGATCAAGTATTGTAAGGAAGATAAGAAACTTGGTATTAAATCGATTGATCCGCAGAAGATCATTGGTGCCCAAAGTCTATGGGTGTACAATATCAAAACACGGAAAGTCGGATGTTATTATGCTGATGATGTATCTGGTTTTGGATTCAAAGGTACTTCTGTATTGAATTATTCAGAATCTAAATCTATTGCGAAAACTGTTCGGAAACCCGATCAAGTTATTAGTAAGATTCCTACAGAAGGTAAAGTGTTTTTGCGTAATTTGATCGGTAATATCAAAGCAAAAGAGATTAAACTTAACGGTAGAATCAATGCCGATACTGTTTTGCTGAGAGTATTGTAATGTTTTTGGACGATGACAGAGTATATACAGATATAATCAAGTCATGGATAAAGAGATTTAGAAATGATAAGATTTATTATCCTGGCATTATGATATGTTTTGAAGATATAGATTCAACTCAGGAACATGAGTGTTATAATGTGTATATACATAGGGATTCATTGAAGAGTGAAGTATTTCCTCCACATCGAACTATTCATGATATTAGAATTCATAGACCTAAAGAGGAAGTTTGTATCTGCTGTTGGTATGATATAAATAAGCATGAGATATCTGTAATTCCTTTTGAGGATAATTTCTCGACTGAACTTGATACGGAATATGTTACACAATTAATTTTTAATATTGAGAAGAAATATAATGATCATTTTTGATTTTAATCAGGTCGCTATTTCCAATCTTATGGAACAGATTGGTTCTAGTAAGACTAAAGTGGATGTGAATTTGGTTCGGCATATGATTCTGAATACTATTCGGACATATGTAAAGAAGTTCAAACCTGTTTATGGTCCAACTGTTGTTATTGCATGTGACAATAGGAACTACTGGCGCAAGACTGTATTTCCATATTATAAAGCCAATCGAAAGAAAGATAGAAACAGTTCTGGTCTGGATTGGATCTCTATCTTTGAATGTATTAACACTATCAGGCAAGAATTAAAAGATCATTCACCTTACAAGGTAATTGATGTGGATGGGGCTGAAGCTGATGATGTTATTGCTGTTCTTTGTATGCGGTATTCTTCTGCTGCAAAGATCATGATTCTTTCGAGCGATAAAGATTTTGCTCAACTTCAAGCTTATGAGAATGTTGATCAATACTCGCCTATTCTCAAGAAACATATTAAAGAAGAATTTCCATCTGCTCACCTGAAGCAATTAATTATTCGTGGTGATAAAGGTGATGGTATTCCGAATATTCTTTCCAGTGACGATTCAATTGTCGCTGGTATCAGACAAAAACCTATTACAGAAGCGAAGATTCTTAATTGGATGAATCAAACTCCTCAAGAGTTTTGTAGTGAAGATATGTTACGGAATTATAAGAGGAATGAATCTCTTATTGATCTGCGATTGATTCCTGCTAAGATTCAACAAGATATCTGTGAATCATTTGAAAACAACAAACCCAAAACGAAGAATCATTTCATGAATTATATGATTGCTAATCGTTTAAAAAATCTAATTGAGGTCCTCGATGAGTTTTAATAAACTTTACCACGAAATCTTTCGTGAATTTGAAGAAGCACCAACACGGAAAGATAAGATTGCAGTTCTTCAAAAATATGGCGATAAACGATTAATGGATTTTATTCTGTTTGCTATGCATCCAGCTGTAAAGTTTGATATCAGTAAATTGCCTGAATACAAACCTTCTATTATTCCTGAAGGTCTAAACTATACCAATCTCGCATTCGAAATCGATAGATTGTATGTGTTTATTCCTGAACATCCGAAATATAGAACAAAACTACCCGTTAAAAAAGAACAAGAAATTCTTCATACAATGTTGGAATCCATGCATGCCGATGAAGCTAAATTATTGATGGGTTGTTTCAAGAAAAATCTACCCGTCAAAGGTTTAACACCAAAAATTGTTAAAGAAGCATTTCCTAATCTACCATTTTAATCATGAATCCTAAAGTCGCTATTGTTACTCCTACAATAGGTAATGAAACACTTAGAAAATGCATGGAAAGTGTTCAGAGTCAGACCTATGAAAACTTGACTCATTATATATTTCTTGATGGTGAGAATTACTATCATAAGATTTATCCTATTCTTTTTGATGTTGTCGGCGATAGAGATATAAAAACAATCCAACTTCAAGAAAACATCGGTAAAGGTTGGTATGGACATAGAGTATATGCAGCATGTTCATTTTTAGTTAATGCCGATATTATTTGCTATCTTGACGAAGATAATTTTTATAATTCTAATCATGTATCATCAATTGTGAATGCTATTGAAGGATTTGATTGGACATACTCACTAAGAAATATCTGTGATAAAAATGGTAATTTTATCTGTGAAGATAATTGTGAATCCCTAGGAAAATGGTCAACATTCTTTGATTCTAATGTCTTTCATATCGATACCGCATGTTTTGCAGTTAGAAAAGAGGTTGCTGTTCGAATTGGCCATTGTTGGTATGGTCAATGGGGTGCAGATCGCCAATTTTTCTATAATATCAAACAACATTTTTCCAATTATTCTTGTACCTTTGAACATACTGTGAATTATCGACTCGATGGTAATGATAATTCCGTTAAAGAGGAATTTTTCATAAAAGGCAATCAGATTCAAGAGAAGAAATATTCATCATTGTTTCCTTGGAAGAAAGAACAAAAGATTACTGTATGACTAGAGCATTAGATTGGAAATTAGCTGCTGATAAAAATGATGTAATAGATAAGTTTCTTTTTCAGAATCATATATTTTTTCTTAGTGAAGAGATTGATACTAAGAAGGTACTTGAAGTTATCAAATGGATTACCTATGAGAACTTTAATTATGAAAAAGAAAAAGTATTAAAATTATACATAAATTCAGAGGGTGGTAGTTTGTATGATGCATTTGCATTAATTGATGTAATGCGAACAAGTAAGATACCTATTCATACCTATGGTATAGGTAATTTGATGAGTGCTGCATTTCTTATTTTTATTTCAGGTGCTCAAGGTGGTAGAAATCTTGGCAAGAATACTAGTGTTTTATGTCACCAGTTTTCAATGGAACAAGAAGGTAAATCCCATGAGATACAAGCCACAATGAAAGAAGTTGATTTTTGTAATGAAAAGATGATTAGAGTTATACAGGATTCATGTAATATGCGTCGGGATAGTATTATTACTAAATTACTTCCTCCTTCTGATGTTTGGCTGACACCAGAAGAAGTTGTAAAGATGAAATTGGCCGATAATATTTTTTAACAGGAGAAACAGAAATAAAATGATTAGTTCTAAGCAAGTAATGAGAAGTGCAAAGACAAAAGTTCGGAAAAATCGTGAGTATGATGACGAACAATCAATGAAACAACACAAAAGAAAAAAACAAGATAAGGCATTACTTCGTAGTCTAAGGCAAGAGAAAGATGGCATATCATTCTAACATTAAACAAAAGATTAAAGAACTAGAAGAAAAAATAGCCGCGCAACAAGGCAATATAGATGAAATGACGCGCGAGCTTAATCGTCTAAAACTAAGCGAATTTGAAGAAGATATGCGCCTAGATGACGATAAAAAACTGCTTCTAGGCTAAGTTGTTGATTTTCAAGGGATTTATTCCCTTGACAAATATGGAATATTTTGCTATAATAATAGCATGAACTCAAATATTCCTGCTGTTGGATCAATCGTTCGGGTTGTCACTCGACATCCCAGTATTCATTTGTTCAACAAAGATAGATTCGAATACTTTACTTTTCAAGGTGAAGTAGTCAACAATCAACGATGGGTATCCGCTGATTCGTTTTCAGTTAAGACTGGAAATGTCATGTATCCTGTATCCATTATTTCCAGTGTTAACGTCCATAAATTAGAGATTCTTAAGGGCAGTAAGACTCTATCATCTATTCGGAAATTCAAAGTAAAAGGTAAACATGAGTATATTGTTACCCTTTCAGGTAAGAATTATTCGTGTTCGTGCGTTGGATTCAAATTCCATTCAAAATGTAAGCATATTGAAGCTGTGAGAGATTCTATTAAATGATTATTCATTATAGTGGTCCAAAACGTAAAGCAAAACAAAAGACAAAGCGCGAGCGCGAACAATATCAGAAATGGCTAGCCAGTCATGGTAGTACAGGAAAAAAGCAACGAAAGACTTTTGTTCCTATGAAACCTAAGAAATTCGATATCGTTCGTGCTGGCGCTAATCATAGTGATATTCCTTCCGTGGAACTTGAAAGTACGGAAGTCTTAACTAAGAATGGTATCATGAAAGATTTTCATAAACTTACCGAAAATGATCGAAAGATTATTAATGATGTGGCATCTTGTACGGCGCCGCTTCATAAAGGTCATTACACCTATGTTTCTCCTGGTACTGATCCAGCTAGTCTTGGACGTAAGAATGAGGTGCTATAGTGACTTGACAATAATATGAATATATGTTATAATAATCATGTGAAGTACAAATTATTCAAACTTATGGAGTTATATTATGCGTATTAAATCTACTGAAATGAAGGGTTGGGAAAAGCTTTTGGTTTTTATGGCTGATGGAAAGCCCGTTAATAAGGCCGACATTGAGAAGGCTTTGGGTAAGCAAATTGAAATGTATCGCATTTCATGTTATCTTGTTGAATGTAAGATTCATGCAAAGGCTATCATCAAGTCCACGCGCATTGGTCGCAAGATTGATACTTATCAGATTATCAATCCTGAAGCAATGAATATCGTTGTGGAAAAAATTCACAAGCGTATTGCCGATGCCAAGATTGCTTCTGCACCCGTGGCTAAGATCAAAAAGAATGTAAAGCCTGTGAAGAAGGTGGCAAAAAAGCCCACTAAGATCAAGAAGATTGCTGATCTTGGTATTACTCAAAAAACTGAAAAGCAAGAGGAATCTCTTACTGTTGAAGAAATCAAGTAATAAAACAGTGACACAGGAGAGGGACCTAAATGGTCCCTTTTTCATATGAACATATTTTATTTAGATAATAATCCACGGCTTTGCGCTCAATATCATTGTAATAAGCATGTGGTTAAGATGATTCTCGAAAGTTGTCAGTTACTTTCTACTGCCCATCGCGTATTGGATGGCAATTTGATAATTGGTAAAAGTGGAACTGGTAGAAACGTAAAGCGGTGGCCATTGAATGATTTGCGTGAAGGCATTTTGTATAATGCGACGCATATTAATCATCCCTCTGCCATTTGGTGCCGTGAGAATATATACAACTATAGATGGTTACATGATCTTTTATGTGAATTATTGATTGAATATACCCATAGGTATGGTAAGAATCATAAATGTGAGACTATTACTAAGTATCTTGCTTATGCTCCTTATGCATTGAATGATATTGATAAAGAATTCACTGAACCGCCACCAGCAATGCCTGAAGAATGTAAAATATCTGGTAATTCTGTTTTGTCGTATCGGAAATACTATATAGATCATAAGGCAAGTTTTGCAAAATGGACTAATCGGAAAGTGCCAGTATGGTTTTCTGATGGTTTGAAAGGAAAGATAGAGAATGCCGACGTACTTATTTCATGATACAGAAGAAAATGAATACTTTGAAATGAAGATGAAGATTTCTGAAAGAGAGCAGTATCTTGCAGAAAACAAACATATTCAGCCGATTTTAACAGCACCAGCGATAGTATCTGGTACTGGCAGTAGCAAGAAAGTGCCCGATGGATTTAAAGATGTTTTAACAAAGATTTCTGATGCACATCCTTCAAGTCCTTTAGCAAATAAACATAAAAGAAAAACAATTAAGGAGGCAAGAACTGCAAGGGTTGTCGAATCTCATGTCAAGAAAATATCTAACAGAATAAAAAATTCTTGATGTTAACCGAAGTTTAACGTAAGGGAATATTCGCAAGAGTATTCCCTTTTTCTTTTGAAAGGCGTAAGATGGGAAAGAAATTACAAACACAACAACATTTCTCTTTAAAAAAAATAAAGCCTTTGACAATTAATCAGGAAGATACTTTCAGATCATTTTTTGAAGGAAAAAATCTTCTACTACATGGTGTGGCTGGAACAGGTAAGACTTATATTTCATTATATCTTGCATTAAATGAAGTGTTGAAAGGTAATGCGATATATGATAAAATCGTCATATTACGTTCTGTTGTTCCCAGCAGAGATATGGGATTTTTACCTGGTAATATAAAAGAGAAAACAAAAGTATTTGAAGAACCGTATCGTGAGATTTGTGATGATTTATTTGGACGCGGTGACGGATATGATATACTTAAGAATAAATTTATTGTACAGTTTGCTACAACATCTTACTTAAGAGGAATAACATTCAGGAATGCTATCGTAATAGTTGACGAATCACAGAATATGAATTATCATGAGTTGGATACAGTCATTACAAGAATAGGTGATAACTGTAGAATTATTTTTTGTGGTGATTTCCGTCAAAGTGATTTGATGAAACAAGAAAAGACTGGTCTATTAGATTTCATGAAGATTGTTGAAAAGATGGGTTGTTTTGAAAAAATTGAATTTGGTATTCATGATATTGTTAGATCAGAATTGGTTAAAAATTATATTGTTACTAAAATGGAGTTAGGATTTGCATAATTTTGTGATTGAGAAGTTACCGCAGTTAGATTTTGATTTATCTGCGGTAACTACGGAACAAGGAAGATTTTATAGTACACCTGATGGTAAAAAATATCCATCAGTGACAACTATTCTTTCATCATATAATAAAGATGTTATTACAGAGTGGAAACTGAAAGTAGGTGAAGAAGAAGCTGTTAAGATAGCTGGAAGAGCGGCTAGAAGAGGTACAGCACTTCATGATATATGCGAAAAGTTTTTATTGAATGAAATGACTGACATGAAGATTAGGATGTTAATGCCTAATATAAAGGAGTTATTTCTTCAAGTAAAACCTGTTTTGTTGGATAATATAGGTAAGATATATTGTTTAGAGCAGGCTTTATACTCACATAAGATGATGATTGCTGGAAGGGTTGATTGTATTGCTTATTGGAATGGTGTATTATCTGTTATAGACTTTAAGACTTCTAACAATAGTAAGGAGAAAGATAAAATCAAGAATTATTTCATGCAATGTAGTGCATATGCTGAAATGTTTGAGGAACTGACTGATATACCGATTAATGATATAGTTGTCATTGTTGCGACGCAATCAGAACTTAAACCACAAGTATTTATGGAAAAAAAGCATAAATATATAAACGATTTGACAAAATATGTAGATAATGCTAAAATTAATCAACTTCCTTAAAAGGAGATTTTTATGAAGAAAGTTATTGGTATTTTAATGATGCTTGTTAGTTTTAGTGCTTTTGCTGTTGATGTTGGTGTGAAGGATAATCATGATTATTCTACGCATGATCGTTCTAGTTATGGTATTAGTGTTGGTCAAAAGTTTGGTGCATATGGTGTAACTGCGAGTTTTGATGATTACACTAAGAATATGAATCAGAAGAAGTTTAGTGTTATTGGTTCATATGATGTTACTAAGTTTGGTCAAGCTAGTGTTGCTGTAAAGGGTGGTGTTGCTTATCTTGATAATAAGAGAGCACAAGATGGATATGCTGGAGTTGCAGGTGTTGGAGTTAGTTATCCAGTTATGAATAAGGTTTCTGTTACCGCTGATCTAATGCGTCAATATGGTCAGGACAAGGTACAGAGTTTTGATGGTAATAAAGTTTCTGTTGGTTTGAAGTATTCTTTCTAATCAATAGTAGATATTGCTGTATGAAGTGAAGTAAAAAGTATTCTGGACGCGGGTTCGATTCCCGCCGCTTCCACCAGATACATATTCTGGTCAATCTTCTCGGTGCCAAGCGGCAACGGAGTATGTATCTGATGGGGGCGACAAGGTTTCGACAGGGTAAAGAGTAGCGGATCGGACAGCACGATAGGCGAAGAACGTAATTCTAGCAAAACTTATAAACGCAAACGACGTTTATTTTGAGGAACTTAAGCTAGCCGCTTAATGTAACTCACGGGGATTCTGAGGTGTTCCTTGTTATCAAAACACCTCTCTTCCATTTTTTAATAATCGGAGATACAATTGTACAAAAAGTTGATTCTCTTGAGTATTGTTTTATCTTTAACTATACTATACAGTTTTTATTCGTTATCAGATTTTTTTGTTACTTATCCTTTTAAGGTAGCATATAATCGATTATCGACACAGGCACAAAAGGAAGTTTTGTGTTTAGCTGATAATATCTATTTTGAATCTGCAACTGAACCTCGTGAAGGACAAATTGCTGTTGCTTATGTCACAATGAATAGAGTAAATTCTGGTATTTTTGAAAATGATATTTGTGGTGTTGTTAAGCAAAAGATAAATGGTGTATGTCAATTTTCTTGGTGGTGTGAAGATAAACCATATTCAATTTCTAATTCAAAAGTCTTGACAGAAGGTCGGAACATCGTTTATAATGATGTTATGCAATTAGCCATCTATTTTTATGTTAATCATGAAAAGATGATTGATCCAACAAACGGTGCTTTATTTTATCATGCTGATTATGTAAGTCCTGGTTGGAAAAATGTAAAAAAGAGTGTTCAAATAGGTAGACATATTTTTTATCATAAAGTTAAGACATAAGGAGTTATAAGTGGAAAAGCTATTAGTTTGTGTTTCAATTTGCGTGACTATTATTCTTTTATCGATCATTAGTGGGTTTACATTCTATAAGATTAATGATAGGCGATTAATGTCTGGAAATATTGACAATGCTATTAGTAAAGGTATTGATCCTATTTCTGTAAGATGTTCATTTGCAGAGAGTGATGATTCTATTTGTGTGGCTATGGCAGCATCGCAACAATATAATCGTGTTGTTGTTTCGGCTGCTACTGGTGCTGTTGTTGCGCCTAAAAAATAAGGAAATATTATGAGTGTTCAACAAGTAAATACTACCCTTTCAAATCCAGAGGATCGGAAACAATTACAAGATATGCTTAAAGAAGCATCTGGTGCATTGACACGAATTTCTGGTGAGAAAGATTTTATTAAAGAGGCTGTTAAGAAAGTTTGTGATGATTTAGATTTGCCTAAACGACTTGTCAATAGGCTTGTAAAGGTGTATCATAAGCAATCTTTTGATGAAGAAGTGGCTAATCATGAACAATTTGAAAAGATTTATGAAATCATTGCAAGAAATGCCAACAAAGAGTGAAATGCTAGCCTTTGCTAAGGCAGTTGAAGAAATTGCTTTAAAGTATGAAATGAATTATATTGATGCAATAGTTGAGTATTGTAATGAGACTGGAATGGAAATTGAGGTTGCTGCCACATTAGTTAATCATAATTTAAAGTCTAAATTAAAATTGAATGCTCAAGAATTGAATCTTCTTCCGAAAACTTCTAAACTTCCTTTATGACAGGTTTTGAAGCATACTCAATTTTTAATTCTCTCAAACTTCATTTTAATCAAGATTCCTATGATTATTTCAAATATCAAGGAAAAACCAAAACATCAATAGAAGCTTTTGAGAATAAGAAAGAGAAGTATTTTTTCTATAAACTTTCACGGAAATTTGTCGATAAGAAAGAATATGAATATTTTCTTATTGCTAATTTTCTCAATAGACCTAAGTTCTGGGTTGGAAAGTTATTGGAAGATGATGCAATGTCTCTTTACAGAGATAGAATGAAAGTGATACAATCACTAACGTACACTTTCAAAAATGATTGTGGTGTTTTATTTGAAAATCATAATAATCCTAATGATGTATTAATGACAGCAGGTGATTATCCGATTCTTTTAGTTAAAGCATTACATAGAGAAGTTAGTCAGGAAACATTGATAATTTTAAATGGTATATTGAAGTTTTTTCCTTTATGGACAAAAAGAATAACTGATACTATCAGATGGCCAGAATATAGATTACAATGTTTAAAGTATGAACCGTTTATTGGATATAATAAACAAACATATGAAAATTTACTCAGGTCTTGCTTGAAACTGAGCTAAATAGATTTATATTATGATATTGTGGACAAGCAAATATATTAACATATTAACATACGAGGTATAAAAATGAATTCATTCGCAAATCTTAAACGTAACCGCGGTTCTTTAGATAAGCTTACAAAAGCTATCGAAACTCTCAATACAAATGAGACTGGTCGTAATGACGATAGATTTTGGTTGCCGACAGTTGATAAAGCTGGTAATGGAACTGCTATTATTCGATTTCTTCCTGCTGCATCCGTAGATGGTGAAGATGCACTTCCTTGGGTAAGAATTTTCTCTCACGGTTTTCAAGGTCCTGGTGGTTGGTACATTGAAGATTGTTTAACAACTATTTCTGGTAAGTGTCCCGCTTGTGAACATAACAGTGTTCTTTGGAATTCTGGTATTGAAGCGAACAAGGAAATTGTTAGGAAACAAAAGCGTAGATTGAATTATATTTCTAACATTCTTGTTATTTCTGATCCTGCAAATCCAGAAAATGAAGGACAAATCAAACTATTCAAATATGGTAAGAAAATCTTTGATAAGATTTCTGATCAAATGAATCCTGAGTTTGAGGATGAAAAGGCTGTTAATCCTTTTGATTTCTGGGAAGGTGCTAACTTCAGAATGAAGATCAGGAATGTTGAAGGTTATCGTAATTATGACAAGTCTGAGTTTGCATCTCCTTCTGCTCTTTTTGATGGTGATGATTCAAAGATTGAAGACCTATGGAAGAAAGAATATGGACTTCAAGAATTGATTGATCCAAGCAAGTTTAAGAGTCCTGAAGATTTGCAAAAGCGTTTGAGTAAGGCACTTGGTAGCGATGGTATTGCTCCTAAGACTGTTGCAGAAAACACTAAGGTTGTTAGTCATGATACTGTAGAGGAACTTGTGGCTGCACAAAGGAAATCATCTGCCGATGTTGATGCCGATGATGAAGCTATGGATTACTTTAAGAATCTAGCTAATCAAGCTTAAAAAGAGGGAGCGAAAGCTCCCTTTTTTTTATTATGTTGGTATGTAAGCTGATTGGAGATAATCCATAAATGAAGTATTTCTTGCTGTTTCTGCTGTAAGTAATTGATCTTTTCCGGATTGTGATTGTTGTCTTGGTGTACTTTGTTGTGCAACAACGGATGGTGTAGCTGCTGATTGTGATGCGGCCATTTCTTGTCTTTGTGCTGTTGCTACTTGTGTTGATGCTGAAGAAATTGACGATCCAGTTGTAGGTGCTGAAGCTACTTGTGCTATATTTGTTGAACTTTCTTTTTGTGATTTTTTACCTATATCAAAATATTCTGAAATTTTTGTACCAAAAGCATCTTTACTTTCTTTACCACCAAGAATAAAATCTTTTGCGCCGCCTGGTCCTTTTAAATGTGCAGCACTTAAAGCTCCTGCAATATCTTGTTCCGAGGAGTTATCATTTATAACATTTAATCTTTTTAAAGAACTTAAATTCATCATAGTATATTTTTTCATAGCATCTTCTTGCATTTTTGGATTATTTAAAAATGATTGATAACCTCCATTAATATTCCAATTTGAAGAATCATATGTTGATTTAAAACCTTTTTTCCCAGATCCAGGTTTCATTAGCCCTACACTTTCAAGTGCCATTGATCCTAATTGATATTTTCCAATATATCCTAGATGATTATCTGCGTTATAATTGTTACTACTTTCTCTTTTTCCTAAAGCATTAGCATATGAATTATAATCAAAGTTCATACTAGAAGGAACTTTTGTAGTATCTGTAACACCGCCAGCTTTTGTCTCTGCAAATTTAGTTGGTGCTGTAGCTGCTGGTGTTGATGTACTGCCTGTAGCTGCTGGTGTTGGAACAGGAGTTGGTGCTGGTGTTGGAGCAGCTTCAGTAGGTTCAGTGGGTTCAGGACCATATCTTTTTTTGTTGGCTTCTAAAGCTGCTTTTCTTGCTTCTCCTGGTGTTCTATATACGTTTTTTTTATGTAATTCTTCAATTCTTTTTTTATCTGCCTCACTTCTGTCTGCTTCAGGTTTTTTTTCTAAATTTTCTAATTCTTTTATTTGATCTTTTTTACCAGTAAATACATCTTTTATAGCTTTAACACTATTTTCAATAAAATCAACAATAGGAGTTATAATATTATCTTGAAAAAACTTTTCATCTAAAAATCCAAACGTAAGTCCGCTTAAAAATTTTAATGCTGCTTTTCCTAATTCACCACTTTCCTGCCATTCTTTAAATCCATCAATAAATCCATTAGCTATCGAACCGATCAATATGGCTAATGGGAATTTTGTTACCAACTGTTTCAATAAATTAGCAGGGCTGAAAAAGGATGTTATAGAACTAATTATACCGTTCATCATAGATGAAATTATTTCATTAGATATTTTTCCTAAGATGCCGCCGCTTTTACTTTCTTTAGTAGGCTCTTCTTTAGTAGGTTCTTGTTTTTTAGCATTTTCTTTATTAAATTGATTTTCATAAGCTTCTTCTCTTTCTTTCGACTTCAAGAAATACATATCTGTTTTTCTAGTAGCCGTTCCACCCATGAGCTTAACTATCTTACTTACATTTTGTCTAATAATATTTGTATCTTGATGAATTGAAGGAAGAACTAATGATTTTTTTGCTATTATTTTTAGATTTGTATTTGTATCATCTAATTTTGTGCCAACATCATTCATTGAAGATACAAGATATCTAGAACCATCAGAAATAGTTCCTGTTCTATCTTTCATACCACCGCTTTTATAACCTTTACCAAAAATCTTTTCAGAAATAGCACCAGAGAATCCACTTTTTGGCAAAAGCCAATTACGAGGATCTAATTTCTCTTTAGTTCTTTCTTTTGCGGTTGTTGCAAAAGAACTGAGAATACCTTGATTTTTTAATTGTGATCGAAATATTTCTGCTGCTCTAGATTCTTTTGCCATTTTTACCTTCTTTTTCTAATTGCATTTTTTTGTTCTATTCTTTCTTTTTCTTCTTTCAAATAACTGATTAAAAGTCCCAAATATATCTCTCTTTCCCACGGTATCATTTCTTCAAGTTCCGTAAGACTGTATTTGTGATGCTGCATTAGAGCAAAATTAGTTTTATAATAATTTTGCAAATTATCATAATATAAACTTATCCGAAAAAATTCTGGATTCCTTGTATTGTAATATTCTCATTATATCCACATTTTTTACATTTATATTCAATATCTTTTTTCATTTTTGGCATAGTCTCAAAAAACTTTTGCATTTTTTCAAGTGTCTTTTGTTGAAGATTATCAACAAATTCAATAATTTCATCTTTTGATTGATCTTTTGCATAGTAAATCTCATCTTCATCCCATACATAATCTATAGATGAATATATTAAATCAAGAATCATTTCATTTTCAGATTTGCCTTGGGCTTTCTGCATAACTTCAAAAGTAGGATATTTCATCACAATACCCATTTTATCTGTAATACTGATCTTATTGTCATGATCTGTTGATGTTGCTGGTTTAATTTCTAGAAGATTAAAAGAAATATCATTAACTGTACCACAAACAGAATCTTCTTTTTCATCTCCATTCTTTATGGTATTATTGCAACGATATTTTAATTCAACGACTTCTGATACAGACCTTGCACGAAGATTTACAAAAAGATACTCAAGATCAAAAACTGGCAAATTATCTATGTCAATTTCAGTTAGAACACAATTCTTTAAGACTTGTCGTATAACATTTACTGTAGAATTTGTATCATCGTCCTCATTATTCATTAAGAATAATTTTTGCTCTTTTACTAGAAAAGGACGAAATTTAATCTTTTGTTTTGATGATAGTAGTTTTAGTTCATAAATAGGCACATCAATTTTTGGCAAAGCCATATTATTTCTCCATTAATTAAAAAATCAATCTTCCAAGTTTTTGTCCAGCAGAACTTCCAATTATTTTGTTGATTGGATTTGATATTGTATTTGAAATTCCTTTTGTTGCTTTTGAAAATAGTTTAGCACCAGCAGCGCCAAATATAGCACTTGCAGCATCTTCAAGATTATATGCAGAATCGTATAGAATTTCATATCGTGTATATGCAAAATTTATAGACATAGTATGAAATCCATCTTGTGACCAAGATAATTGCATTGGTGCTATACCAATAGGAAATGCATCAAGAAGTTTTACAGAATAAATTCTTTTGATCGAATCATCATATTGAATTATTGTAATGTCAGTCATAAAACCATCTTTGCCTTTAGCAAATCTGGCATTGTTCGTTTCCCACGATACCATTGAATTAAGCCACATCTCAAATAATTTTCTTTCAAAAAACTCATTTGTAACTAAGAAATTTAGTGAAATATCATTATATTGTTGTTTATAAGGTATTTTATATGAAGGTCCATAAATCTTTTGATCTATAGTCATTATACTTTTACCTGGTAATTCAGCTTGTTCACATTGAAATGCAAGCCATCTCGTAACATCCGTTTGTTTTACATTATTCTGTAATTCTTCTTTACCGGTATCTGATTGACTATTAAAAAAGAAAGCCTTTACTGCACTTACTGGATCTCTAATCGCGTCAACCAATTGTCCTAGAAATGGTGTTTTTGCCTCACCAATACCTTGAGGAATAGGAATAACTACTTCAAATCTATTAGGACGTGCAAGTCCATCATGAGCATTAATATTAGAAATAAATTGTCCGGGAGCGAATGGCATTAGAACATCTTTCTTGAGTCGGTAAATACTTTGTTTTTAGTTACAGGTCTATTTTCACTTCTGAAATACTCAACAGGCAATAATGCTGCAATATCCCACTTATCAGCGGTTATTTCAAGAAAACGCGATTCAATGTGTGTGAATAAATATCTCTTTATACATGGTGTTTTTTCAAAAGCTTTTGCCGCTCTACTTAAAATAGGATAATTCCAACGAAATCGTGTTGTTTCATCCCATTTGTCATTATTGAGAAATGATCTACTTAGTTTGTCTAATAAAATTATTCTATATTTAGGATGAATATAATGCAAATTCAAACCTAGAAATCCATCTGGATATCGTTGAATGGGTAAAACTAGAGGAAATCGATCATAATAAGGTAATGTTTCTTTTGTTTTAGGATCATAGAAAAAGAAGTACATTCTTCCAATCATTGTCTTGCTTCGAAGATTTTCACGATCCTTCATCATTAAACGTCTATCTGGACGCAATGATTTTACTTGTGCCTTAAGCCATTCCCTCGAATTTCTAGTTCTCGATTCAAGTCCGGTTTTAGCTAATTGTTCGTTTATTCTGTCTATTAAATAAGCCATATTATATTTATCTTACTATAAACCTAAATTCTTTTCAGTTATAACTTTGAACGTCCAGCCATGATCCAGACAGAATTCTGTTGCTGCTTTCCATTTGGCCTGATTTATTGCGTAAGTCATTGCTTCAGTTATAAATCGTTTTGTTTTTCTTTTTGGTTCTCTTAAAGTTGTTTGTGCTTCAGGTTTTACTTCAAGAATATATGTTTTTTCTGTGCCATCGCGGGTTTTTACACGCACTATAAAGTCTGGAAAGTATCTGTGTACTTTTTTATCGACTGGAGAATAGTATGGAATTGGTAATTCTTCTGATGCCCACCAGATTATGGATGTGTTTGTGTCGAGATATTTCATGACACGAAGTTCCCAAGACGATCTAAAAACAATGTTCGATGCATTGCCTTTGTATTTTTTAGGGTTTTGAGGATGGAATTTACCGTGATAAGTCATATAAATATTATATATTTCAAGGAAATTGAATAATGTCGATTTTCACACTTACAGACGTAAAAATTAAACCTAAAAAATCAACAACTTCTAAAAAAGAACTTGTTGATTCTCAATATTCTCAAGAACTTAAAAGATTTCCGTCTGTTTTAGGATCAGATCCACAATACTTACACTACATGGTTTTTTATATTAATGAGCAAGAGAAAACACAATTTAAAACTGAACTGGCAACAAATGCAACACAGGTGGCCATCAACAGACAATCTATTGATAGTTTAAGAGGTGCTGGCACATCGACTGCTGGACTTGGTAATTTAAGAGAAGCTTTTTCAGAAACAGCTATTGGCAACGCAATAACATCGGTATCGGATTCGGTTACAAATTTCGCAAGTAAAGTAGGAAATTCTTCGGTAGGACAATTAGCTGGCAACTTTTTAAGTCATATACCTGGTGCCAGTATCATTAGTGGAGGAATGTCGGCTGTAAAAACTATAGCGGAAGAAGGATCAAAAGGCATTCAATTTGCTGAACAAAATTTCTTCAGATCAACAAAAAGAACTACATCAGCTATAGCACTTTATATGCCTGACACATTACAATTTAATTACGGTCATAATTTTAATGATATTTCAGTGGGTGAAGCTTTTGGACAGACTGCAACACAAGTAGCACAAGCTATGAATTCGGGTTTAGAGGAATATAATAAAACAGGAACTGTTTCTGATAAAATTAGAAATTTGTCTCCATTTTTAGCTGAAGTTGCTACATCAAAACTTGCCGGATTAACTGGTGGAAATGCTGGAGCTATGTTTACAGCATTCACTGGAAATGTACCTAATCCACAATTAGAACTATTATTTCAATCTACGTCAAGAAGAACATTCTCGTTTGATTTTTCATTAACTCCTCGCTCTCAAAAAGAAGCTCAAGATATAATGGAAATTGTTCGTTTATTTAAATTTCACGCAGCGCCAGAAATACTTGCAAACGTATCTGGTAGATTTTTAGTGCCTCCATCAGAATTTGATATTCAGTTTTTTTATAACGGTAAAAACAATCCTAATATACCTAAAATATCTACTTGTGTATTAACAAATATTAGTGCAAATTATTCACCGGATGGTTGGGCAGCGTTTGAAATATCAGATGATCAAGAACCTAAGATTGGTGGTACTGGTATGCCAGTTTCTATAAGATTATCACTTCAATTTACAGAAACACAAATTATTACAAAAGAATATTTAGCTTCAGATATAGGTGGTATAAATGTTAGCGGATCAGGATCTTACTAATGGCAAATTTCTTCGGTTATTTTCCACAAACACTCTATACGTTAAGTGATGTTCCAAATAGTTTGGATCTTATTACTAATTTAAATTTTCGATTCATATTTCAAGATGCTTTAAAAACTAATACAGCAGCTTATTATGAATATGTTATTCAAGATGGTGATACACCGGAAATATTAGCAAGTAAATTATATGATTCTCCTGAAAGACATTGGATCATTCTTTTATTCAATGATATTATTGATCCTTTATTTGATTGGCCGATGCAGCAGTCTGTTTTGAATGATTATATTGAGAATAAATATGGATCTATATCATGGGCCCAGAGTCATGTGAAAAATTATCAACAAATTACTACACGAACAGACAATTATTCTGGCACAGTACAAACGGATACCATTATTGTAGATGCTAATACATATGCTAATGTTATTACCAGTACATCATCATACACATTAGCTGATGGCAATTCTATTGTTGTCGAGGTATCTAAAAATACGCAATCATATTATGATTATGAAGTTGATTTGAATGATTCAAAGAAAAATATAAAGATATTGAAAACTGAATTTGTTCAACCAGCCGAACAAGAATTTAAAAAATTAGCAGCTAAAGCATAATGTCAATAGAAACAATTAGACAGTCCACTGATTTTGTAATAAATGATTTGTCAATAGTAAGTAAAGTGTTAGACAAACCATATTCTATTCAAAATCTATTTACAGAATTAGACATATATGAAAGTTTTTTCAGTCCTGTTATGACTGGACAAATAATGATGCGTGATTCTGTCGGATTGCTTAGTAAAATCAACTTTGATGGAACAGAGTATATTAATATAGACATTTCTAAAACTGGTAGTGATTTCGCTTCTTTAAAAAAGACTTTTAGAATATACTCCGTAACAGATAGAAAAAATATAGGTCAATCTAGTGAAGTTTATATTCTTAATTTTGCATCCGAAGAATTCATATTATCTGAACAGATGAAAATTAACAAATCCTATTCAGGACTTTATTCTGATGTTGTAATTGACATATTAATGAATAAATTAAATGTGTCTGAAGAAAAAATGGGCGGTGTTTTTGAATCATCTTTAGGATTGAATGATATAGTTATTCCTAATTATAAACCAATAACAGCTATATTATGGTGTCAGAATAGGGCTTTAGATATTGATCAGAATCCATCATTTTTATTTTTTGAGAATGTAAATGGATTTAATTTTGTTTCATTATCATCATTAAATAGTAATCCTATTGCAATTCCTTTAAACTTTAGACCCAAAAATGTGGCAGGTTCAAGAAATGGTGAAAAAGGACAAGGTATACTTGGTGTTCAATCAAGTACAGTTACCGAACAAGTAAATATATTGAATAGAGTGTCAAAAGGTATTGATGCCAGTAGTTTTCTAGCTTTTGATACGTTAACAAATAGTTATGGAGTATATCAAAAGAATATTGCAGATACTTTAGGTAATATGAAGCCTATTGATGATGTAGAAAGTTTAAATTTTAGTTTATCAACAGATAGAGATGGAATATCTAATATAAATTTATATGATAGTCATGTTATATTAAGACATACTGACTCTCTTTCAACGGGTAGTTCATATATCAAGAAAAGAATGCCATATTTTAAACCTGAAGGTATGGAAAAGATTATTGCACAGAGAAAAGCTATAATCTATTCATTGATGATGAAACAGATAACTTGTGTTTTACCCGGCAATTTTACTCTAGCCGCTGGCACAAAAGTTGATTTACAATATCCAGATTATTCTTTCAAAGACATGAAAAGTGATAACATAGACGCAAGTTTAGCTGGTAAATATTTGATTACTGATACGAGACATATAATAACATACGAAAAACATTCAACAATAATTAATGTTGGATCTGCTTATAGTCAACAACCGATAATCGCAGGTACAAGTAATGCACAAAGAGAAGCGATGAATGGATAAACAGTTTAAAGAAAGTTCCATTAATCCGGAATGGTTTGTTGGTATTGTTGAGGATAGACAAGATCCTTTAAATTTAGGAAGAGTTCGTGTTCGTATTCTCGGTAGACATACAAATAATAAAAATGAACTTCCAACATCAAGTTTGCCTTGGGCTCAATCATTATTACCTGTAAATAATAGTAATCCTTATGCTCCGAAAGAATCTGATCAAGTATTTGGAATGTTTATTGATGGGAAAAATGCTCAACAACCAGTCATTTTGGGCGTATTTCCATCCATACCACTAAATGCTGCTATTCCTAATAGTGGATTTAATGATGGTAGAACACAAGAACAACTAAATGCTGCACCAGTTAAACCCAATGAATCAGCCACAAATTATCCTAGAAATCTAGATGAACCTACTTCATCTAGACTGTATAGAAATGAATCAAACGATAAATCTATCAACGCTCTAAAAGCTGCTCGAAAAATTGATCAAGAACCGGCATCAGGTTATGCTGCTGTTCCACCTTATAATAATGTATATGAATCTGAATCAGGACATGCTATTGAGATAGACGATACTCCGGGTGCAGAAAGACTGCATTTTTATCATCGTTCAGGTTCTTACACAGAATATCAAGCCGATGGTACTAGAGTGGAAAGAATTCAGAAAGATAAATTTACCGTAGTTATAGGTAATGATAATGTTTATGTTGAGGGTGATGTTAATGTCAAAGTTAATGGAAATTTTAATATTGCTGGTACCGTTGTATCATTGAATGATAAGACAGGTAAATCCGGTATTGAAATAAAGGACGGTAATATAAAAATAAGTTCTCCAGCTAGAGTCATATTACAAGCTGCTGTTGTTGAAGTTCCTACTGGTTCATCTTTTGGTGTTACTGATGCTGCTAGTGGTACTATAACAACATCAACAGGTCAAGTTGTTACTATAGAAAAAGGTATTATTACTAATATATTTTAATTTATGGATGATACAACAAAAATTATAAAAGATGTGCAAGCCAAAGCTGAAGAAGCTAAAGCTAGTGCTGAAGAATTATTGAAAGTAACAAATTCTTCTATTGAAAATTTGCGAAGTTCATTGCCACAATTTTCAATACCTACTGGAACAAATTTATTGCCTACAGGTAATATAACTGCTTTATTGGATAGAATTAAAAAAGCATCAAATCTGAATTTAAATGATTCTGAAAATTTGAACGAATTAAAAAATGCGATAAAAGAATATACGGATCAAATGGCCACTATGCAAAGTGCTATTTCAGCAAAGATATCTGAATTAGCTCCTTTTCTCTCTTTATTACAAGGACCGTCTAATATAACACAAGTTATAACTTGGATTAAGAATTTTATATCAACTTTTCTTGGACCATATATTAAACCTTATTTTACTTCAATTGCCCAATTAGCACAATTGACACAACTTCAAACCCAAGGTTTGAGTGTAATACAAGATGCATTAAATAAAGTATCTAGCTTGAATCCAACATCACAATTAAAAACAATAAAAGATAGTGTTGTGGGATCTATAAATGATACAATATCAAATATTAGTTCTAATTCATTACCAACAGCAAATACGTTAACTGATGCAGTTAATTCTTTCAAATCTGCTGGAATTTCTTTACCCTCAGGTGTAACAGATCCTACAGCAAACACAGCATAAATAAGAGATGATTACAGTTCAATTAGACAAAGTTAGAGATTATAAAGATTTGGATTTGAACTTTATTGTTCATCCAGTCAAAAAAGACATTAATAAAAATGTCGGACCTATGGCTGTTATTAATTCCATTAAAAATCTTATTTTGACTAATCATTATGAGAAACCATTTAATCCTGATATAGGTTCAAATGTGAGGAAATTGCTTTTTGAGCCTATTGATATGATTACAGCAGGATTAATCCAACGAGAAATAACCGATACTATATCAAATTTTGAACCTCGCGCTGATGTTTTAGATATAACTCTAATACCTAATTATGAAGAAAGTGGATATCAAGTGAAAATGACAATTCAGATTGTCAACTTAACAGATCCAGTAACCATTTCATTTCAATTAGAAAGATTGCGATAATGACGCAAAGATTAAGAATAACAGAACTTGATTTCGATACAATCAAGACTAATTTAAAAAATTATCTTCAAAGTCAGAGTGAATTTACAGACTATAACTTTGACGGCGCTGGTCTTAGTTATCTGCTTGATATTCTTGCATACAATACACATTATCAAGCATACTATCTTAACATGGTTGCTAATGAAGCATTTTTGGATACCGCAGTTACAAGAGATTCTGTAGTATCACATGCAAAAAATTTAAATTATATTCCTAAATCAAAATCCTGTTCAATTGCAACTGTTACAATCACTATAGATTCCGGTACAACAACTCCAGATATACTAACATTACCTCGGGGCACAACCTTTTTATCAAATCTAATTGATGGAAAATCTTATAATTTTATTGTGAAAGATAGTCTGAATGTTAGCAAATCAAATACTAGTTTTATTTTTGATAGCGTAGATATCTACGAAGGAAATCTTACATCGATTTCTTTTGTTCAAAATAATAACTCAAATCCTAAACAAGTATTCACGATTCCTGATAATAATATAGATACAACAACAATTAAAGTATTGGTTACAGATGTTTCCTCAAATACTTCATCAGAAACATATACACTCGTAACAGATGCAACAGAATTATCAACCACTTCACCCGTTTATTATCTTCAAGAGGGAATAGGTGGTTATTTTCAGATATATTTCGGTGGAGATAACGTGGGGAAAAGTATCCCAGATGGATCAACCGTAACAGTATCTTACATTGTTAATAATGGTGCTGAACCAAATGGAGCTAATGCATTTGTCGGCGCAATGCCAATTGGAATATACACAAATTACACTGTAACTACCATTTCTAATGCATCAGGTGGCGATGAAAGAGAAACATTAGCATCGATAAAAAATAATGCCCCTTTAACATACGCCGCACAAAACAGATTGATAACAACAAGTGATTATAAAGCATTATTAAGTAAAGAATATCCACAAGCATCTTCAATAGCTGTTTGGGGAGGTGAAGAACAAAATCCTAAAGTTTATGGTAAAGTTTTCATATCAATTAAACCAAAAACTGGATATTATGTCTCTGAAACTGAAAAACAAAGAATCATTGATCAAATCATTTTTCCAAAATCTGTTCTCTCTGTAAAGAGTGAGATTGTTGATCCAGATTATGTTTATCTCCATCTGAATGTGGAAGTTAAATATGATAAAAATAAAACAAATTCATCTTTAGATTCTTTAAGCAATTCTATAAGAACAGCGATAAATTCATATCAAGTTACAGATTTGGATAAATTTGATGGCATCTTCAATACATCCACACTAATACAAAGTATATTAGCTATTGATAAATCATTTCAAGCTTGTGACATAAACGTAAGATTAAATAAAAAACTTGAACCAACACTAAACACAAAAAGATCATATACCCTAAATTATAAAAATAAACTCCTTCGCGGCGGCATAGATAGTCAATTAACAAGCGATGAATTCTACGTTCTAGATTCCGGCAATACTTCAAGATTGGTAACCCTAGCAGAAGTACCTAATTCATATACAGGCATCGAAAGCATCACAGTAACCAATCCCGGCTTTAACTATACAGAAACACCTACAGTAACAATAACGGGTGATGGCACAGGAGCTACAGCAGTTGCTACCATTGTCAACGGAAAAATACAAAAAATAACCGTTACAAACAGAGGAATAGGATATAGCAGAGCATTAGTAGCTATCTCTGGAAATGGCACATCAGGAGCAGCCATCGCTATTATAACAGCAAAAACAGGTATCTTAGAAACATTCTACTATGATTCAAATCAACAAAAACAAGTTGTTAATGCAGAAGCCGGTATAATAGATTATGATAACGGAATTATCCAGATTAATAATCTAACTATTGCAAATACAACTTCTTCCGATGGTAATTTAAATATATCAATTGAATCAGCAGAACATTTCTTGAAATCACAACAAAATCAAATTCTAACAATTGATGAAAATGATGTAACATCAATTGAAATATCCATTACTGAAGTTTAATGACAACCAATAATAAAACATCACTCGTCGTAAATAAACAACTTCCTGGTTTTATCCAAGATGATTATCCACTATTTGTACGTTTTCTTGAAGCATACTACGAATTTCTTGAAAATCTACAGACCGGCGAAAATAATGATCTGATCACTCAAGCAAAAAATATTCGCTATATCAAAGACGTTGATACTTCCATAGACGCATTCCAAGATCAATTCTTTAATGATTTTGCGGCATTATTTCCAAAAGATAATAACGTAGATTCTGCATTCCTTATTAAAAACGTAATGCCACTCTACAAGGCCAAAGGTAGTGCTAATTCTTTCCGATATCTTTTCAATCTTCTCTATGGAAAAGATATCGAATTATTAAGTCCAAGAAACAGTATTCTCAGAGCATCCGATGGTAAATGGATTGTCGAAAACGTATTAAGAGCTATACCAACAATATATTCACAATATACCTACACAACAAGCAATACTTTTTATCTCGCACAACAATGCCTAAACTCAGATATTGTCGTTTATAAAAATGATGTTCAAATTACAACAGGATTCAATACCCTAAAAGAATACTATAAGATTGTATTTGATACTGGTATTTTAACTTCCGGCGATGTTATTAAGATTTATTATAATAATTTTAATTCAGATTTATTGACTAACCGAGAAATAAAAGGTACTTTGTCTGACGCATATGCCATTATTGAAAGAGCAGAGTATTCTTATTTCAAAGGACAAAGATGCCTGGAAATGATTATTATCGAAAAAACAAAATCAGGCAACTTTGTAACCGCAGAACTTTTAAATACAAATATTCTTGCACCCGATAATCAAACACTAATCCAATGTTATATGAGTGGATTATCCGTTCTAGAAGTATCATTGACCTCTGGCGGCGCATCATATAATATTGGTGATCCTGTAACACTATCTGGCGGTGAATTTAGTACCGAAGCGGTTGTTGTTGTCGGTGATGTTTATCAAGGCACTATTGATAATGTTAGTGTTGTGTTTGGTGGCGCAGGATTCATGACCTCCGATGAAATTCTTGCACCAGCAGTATCTAACGCTTCATTTTTAGCCATTGTATCTAACACAGATACATCTGGCGCAAACTCAGCAAATACTCTAACAGTATTTACCGATATTATAGCTAATAGTGCTTCTATAAACATCGCTAATACCATATATGTCAATACATCATCAGGACTGCCAGTGTTTGTGGGCAATGCTACAGCTAATATGGCAGCAACATTGGCCAATACTTTAAACTCTGTAACATACACAGTTGGACCTATTTCCAATGCGGTTTTAGTGATATCTAATGTTCTTTTCCCAACAAAACCTGTATTAAATGCTGTAGCTAATACTTCTATTCATGTACCATTTATACCATTGGGAATTTTGGGTAGAATCGATATAAACAATCCAGGTAGTAATTATGCAGTTGGTGATGAAGTCATATTTACTAATCATGTAGGATCAGTTGGACTAGGTGCAGCAGGTAGAGTTGCCGCCGTTAATACATCCAATACCAATTCTATTGTTCGTGTTGATTTTGAGCCAGCAAGAATTACAGGTACAGCAAATACTAATGGTTCTATATTCGTAGTTGGTACTGGTACAGCATTCAACACCGAATTGAGGGTTGGCGATAGAATTATGATTAATGGTGAATCTCGATATATTAATAGTATTTCATCAGCAACAAGAGTTAATGTTAATGTGTCATTCAGCGGCACCAGTACAAATAAGAAAGTGGGCAAATATGGAACTTATATTATTGGTGGACAAGGATATGCAAATAATAATTTCCCAACCATTTCGATAACATCTGTTTCGGGTACCGGTGCCAATTTAACTATTCGTTGTTTAATGGGTGATGGTGAACAATTTGATACTTCTTCAGCTACAGAACCGGGTCAGATCAAATCACTATCTGTTCTTTCACAAGGTGAAAGATATCGTTATGCTCCAGCATTAGATTTGACGGCAAAAGGTGATGGAACAGCTAAAGCAACTGCAAGCTTATTAGCTTCGTATAGTGTATTGAAAGGTAGATATAGAGGATCTGATGGTATTATTTCAGATAATGCTATTAGGATTCAAGAAGGTAATATATATCACGATTTTTCATATCTGATTAAATCGAAAGTACAGTTTGATCAATATAAACAGACACTAAAAACACTTGCACATCCATCAGGATTTTCAATATTTGGTAGATATTTGATAGATTCTAATGTTTCGGGTAATAGCTCATATTCTAATGTTTCAGTTAGAAAGACTATTGCTGGTACTGTAAGTGTGACAAATAATTCAATTTATGTGACAGGAACTAATACCAAGTTTAATATAGCTAATTCACTGGGTATTATATCAACAGGAAGTACAATATCCGTTAATAATGTTATTCGCGTTGTTGCAAATATCATTAATAATACTAATATTTCAGTAACATCCGCATACACATCAAACGTATCCAATGTAGGAATAATCGTTTTATGATAGATAAATAAAAGCTATGGGAACATCATACAAATCTTACAAATCAGGCTATAATACAGCCCAACAGTTCAAAGAATCATTCTTTGAGCCAGAACCAGCAACTTTGGGATATGTAATCATATCAGACCATGTTACTTCCAATGCTACTCCCAATTCAATAGTCGATACGGTAGCTACAGAGAAAAATATATGGGACAATATGATTGGTGGCAAAAGAGTTACTGGCAATGATATTTCATTAGTTATTCCTCGGGTAAATTGGACAGGAAATACCAAATATATTGCTTATGATGATACTATTGAGTATTCAAGTCTTTTAATAGCTAATACCACCCAGAATTTGAAGCCAATGTATGTAATGACTTCAAATTTTGATGTTTATAAGTGTCTTTCTAACAATAATAGCGCAAATAGTACAGTAGAACCCACAGGAACATACACTTCATCAAATGGAAGAATTCATACTTCCACAGATAATTATGTTTGGCAATATATGTACAATGTCAAACAATCAAATAAATTCTTAGATAATGACTGGATGCCCGCGCCTTATTCCACCAGTCAAACAGATTTTACAGTAAATACCGAAGGTGTTGTAGATGGTATCATATCTTCAACAATCGTAGTAAATGGCGGAAATAACTATACTGATGGTGTTAATGTTACAGCACTCACATATCCAGCAGGAAACAGTTCTATTCAGTTCTCTAATACATTTAATCTCACAGCAAATGGATTTAATCTAAGTAATGTAGTCAATATGTACGTTACCGGCAATGGAATATCTTCAGGAACTTATGTAAGTAGTGTTTCGCTAGTGTATGGCTCAATTACCCTTTCAACACCAACATCCAGTTCAGGTAATGGTCAGATTAATTTCCAAACAAGAGTATCAATAGATGGTGATGGCATATCAGCTACAGGTTCTTCTGTAATAACGAATAATTCCATAGCAAGAGTGGACGTCAATAATCCGGGTTCAGGCTATGGATATGCTAATGTATATGTTTATGGTACAGGAAGTGGAGCTAATGTAAGGGCAGTATTGCCGCCAAAGTATGGTCATGCTTATAATCCAGCTCTTGAATTGGGTGCTAACAATGCCATGATTTCAGTGATTATAGGTGAAAATGATACCTCTGAGAGCGGTTTAATATCAGCAAATACTAATTTTGGAACATATGGATTGCTTGTAAACCCATATAAATATAACGAAACAAGTGCTGAAACTGTATCTGTTTCTAATACTGTGATTTCTCAGACAACAGATGTTACGGTTTCATATGGTAGTGATTACACATTAAATGAGTACGTTTATCAGGGTAGTTTGACTGCTCCTACATTTAGTGGATTTGTTGTTGATTCATTAGCATCAGGAACAATAAAATTGACCAATGTGAGAGGAACACCTTCTGTTGGACGTGCTTTATATGGACAAACATCGGGGATATACAGATTTGTTGTTTCTTACACGAATCCAGAGTTTGAACCATATTCTGGTGATATATTGTATGCAGAAAATGTGTCGAAAGTTCAAAGAGTTGATGGTCAATCAGAGAATATTAGACTTGTATTTAAATTTTAAGGGTTAAGATGATAACAGATTTTAATATAAATCCATATTATGATGATTTTGATGAAGCGAAAAAGTTTCTTAAAATTCTATTTCGTCCAGGTTATGCAGTTCAAGCCCGTGAACTTACTCAAATTCAATCTATTCTTCAAAATCAAGTAAGTCGTTTTGGTAATAACATATTCAAAAATGGCTCATTAATAACAGGTGGCGAACAAACATATTCAAATTTTGTTAAATATCTAAAACTTAAAACAACTGACGCTAATGGCAATTTCATTGTTGCTAATAATTTCAATGGCAAAATCATTACCAACGATCTAGGCAATTCAAGTAATGCAGGTATCGCTAAAGTCCTAGCCGTTGATGAAACAGATACAGCTAATGGTCCTACCCTGATTATTCAATATACAGTACCTTTTTCTACCAATTCATTCACATTCAGTACAAGCTCAAACGTATATACACTCGAAACTTCAACAAATACAGCTATAACAGCAGCTTCAACACAAACAGGCAATTCGAGCAGTTTCAGTATAAATGATGGCATTTATTACGTTGATGGCTATTTCGTCAAAGTTGATGCACAAACAATCTCTCTTGATACATACAGTAGTAGTCCTTCTTATAGAATTGGTTTAACTTTAACTGATGAAATTGTCACAGAAGTAGATGATGTTTCATTACTAGATCCTGCTCTAGAAGCTTCAAATTATCAAGCACCGGGTGCTGCACGTTATAAGATTACAGCTACCCTTGATAAACGCTCTCTTACATCAACAGATGATTCAAAGTTTATTGAAATTGCCCGTGTTGAAAATGGTGTTTTGACTAAATCCGTTGTATATACAAGCTATGCCGATCTAGAAAAAACACTAGCTCGTAGAACATACGATCAATCAGGTAATTTTACCGTAAAACCATTTACAATTAATTTAAATGAACATATACCAGACGCTGGTCAAACAGCAAACACAGAATTATTTACAGCAACATTATCTGCTGGTAAAGCGTATGTAAATGGTTTTGAGTTTGAAACTATTTCGCCCACAAACATTGCTGTTGACCGAGCAAGAACCAAACAAAATGTTTCAAACTATGATATCTCCACAACATTGGGAAATTACTTTGTTGCAGCTAATGTATCAGGCACTTTCAATATCTCAACATTCCAGATTGTTGATTTACATAATGTAATTGCATCTAGTATCGATAAGACTAGCAATTCGACATATCAAGGAACACGAATTGGTACAGCAAGAGTAGCACAAATTGACTATGTTGCAGCTTCTAATACCCAATTATCAAACACATACACATATGATGTATATCTAACAGATACAAGATTTACTGCAAATAATATCCAGAATGTAAAATCTATTGTTGTTGCAACAACAGGTACACCAACAACATTCACAGCAAATGCTGATGTAAGCACTACAAATAAAGATGCTTCAGGTAATACATTCTTATCTGATACCAATTATAACAAACTCGTATTCAAAGTACCACAAAGTTTTGTTGCATATGGAATGGCAGATCAAAGTTATCGCGGAAAGAAAGTATTTACAGCACAATCTCCAGTATCTAATGTTGTAACAATCAATACTGGCTCTGCATCAAATTACTTTGTTGGCAATGGTTCACTTGCCGATACAGATAGACTTAATCACTTCATGGTTGTAACAAGAACCGCCGCTGCCGGTTTTGCTGCTAACTCAGTAATTCCATTGGTTTCTGCAACAGGCAGAACAGTTACAGTAACAGGAAGTACACAAGCAGCTATTAATCTAGGCAACAATCAATTTACTTCTATTGATGTTATTGCAACAGTTGATTATTCTGCTTCTACACCAAGAACAAAAACACTTAACTTAGCCAATACAACAAACGTGGCTGTTTCTGGTGGAACAACTATCGGTAATACAACCATTTATTCAGCAAATGGTCAAGTTGCTATCAGTACTCCTAATAAAGTACCTGGCAATACTGATGTTCTTTATGTGTCAGATGTTTATAAACTTGACGGTAAGTTTGAAGAAAATTACGGTTATTTCACTATAACAAAAGCAGACGGCACAACAAGAAAATCATCATTTAAAGTTATTGATTCACAAAATACCGCTGTTGCAGTAAGTGTGTCTGATTTAACCAATACATCAAAAGATATTACATATCGCTATACATTGGATGATGGTCAACGCGATACTTATTATGATCATGGTGGTATTGTATTGAATCATGGTGCTACACCACCATCTGGACAGATTCTTGTATTGTTTAATTACTTTACTCATAGCGGATCTGGTTATATCTCTGTCGATTCATATACTGATACCAACTTGGGTGCTAACAGTTCTATCAGGTATGCAAAGATTCCTAATTATACAAGTCCAACAGACGGTCAAGTATATGCATTAAGGGATTGTATTGATTTTAGACCAATTCGTGCTAATGCTGCTAATACAACACCAGACTTTACATTAAGCGGTATATCATTACCAAAAGAAGATCAATATGTACAGTCTGATTACTCATATTATGTTCCTAGAGCAGATCGTCTAGTATTAACACCCGAAAGACAATTTAGAATAATTGAGGGTACTCCCGATCTATATCCTCAAACACCATCAGAGCCATCTAATTCAATGACTCTGTACACCCTTGGTGTTCCACCATATACATTCTTTCCAAGTGATGTAACTGTTCGTTACTTTGAGAACAAGCGTTACACAATGAATGATATTGGTAAATTAGAGAAAAGAATCAATAATCTTGAGTATTATACTACGCTTAATACTTTAGAAAAACAAGCTTCTGATATGTCTATTCTTGATTCTGCTGGTTTAGAGAGATTCAAGAATGGTATTCTTGTTGATGCATTTAAGGGACATTCGGTTGGTGACGTACAAAATCCTGATTATGTATGTTCAATTGATACTAATATTAACGAATTACGTCCATCATTCATTTCAAATTCTATTGATTTTTCAATTGATTATGCTAATACTGTATATGGATCAATATATGCGAATAATATAGTATCAATGAAGTTCTCGGAAGTTTCGTTGGTTTCACAGAATGTTTATAGTTCTTCGGTTGCTATTAATCCATTCATGTTCTCTAACTTTACAGGAACAGTTCAATTAGATCCTCCCGGAGATTCGTGGATTGATACAAATCAACGTCCTGATGTATTAGTTAATCTTGAAGGTAATAATGATGCGTGGGCAGCTATTGGTCAAGCATTGAATGATTCGCGTGCGCCAGGTTGGGGTACTGTATGGAACGATTGGCAAACAATAAGTCAAGGAACACCTTTTGTTACTGATCAATCTTCATTCACACAGAATAGAACTGAAGGTTATTTGACTTATCAAGATACTATTACAAGAACTACAACACAAGTAAATTCTGTTCAAACACGAACAACACAACCATTCAATACTTTGGTACCAGAATCTGTTATCAAGAGTATTGGAAACAGACAAGTTGATTTATCAGTTGTTCCTTATATGAGAGCAGAAAAAGTATATTATTCAGCAAAGAATATGATGCCTAATATGCGCTCATATCATTTCTTTGATGGTACTAATGTTGATAATTTTATTGAAAAACCTTCATTCCTGTCTATTTACGATAAGAATGGTAAGTTTAAAGTAAATCTGAGTGATTCGGAAACAATCACATCAACATCAGGCGGTACAGCTAAAGTGTTAAAAGTTGTTGATAATAGCTGGAGTTCACCTGCAACAAAGCTTTATATTGTTGATGTTCAGGGTACTTTTGCTGCAAATGATACTATTACAGGATCAATAAGTGGTGTGACTGCAAAGATTGACGTTCCTGTTATTATATCAGGTAATGTGGCATCAGCAAATTCAAGTAATGTTACATTGTACAATGGTATGACATATGATAACATTTACAATGATTTTGCTAATACAATGACTTCATTAGTTGCAGCCGATACATTCTTTAAGACAAAAACATTTAATTATGGTGAAAACATTACCGCGGCTAATTACAATAGTTTGACAGGTTTTAATACAATAAAGATTGTAAGTGGAAAAGGTTTAGGTCAAACAAGAATTATTACAGCATATAATGGTACAACAAAGACTGCAACTATTTCATCAAGTTGGTCTGTAATTCCTGATTCGACTTCTGTATATTCTATTGGTTATGCATCTGTTGATGATGTTGGTGGTGAAGTAGGTATATTTCATTTACCTTCTTATAATGCAACATCATATGATAATGGATATAAGTTCAGGACAGGTGAAAGAAAATTCCGTATATGTGATGATAGTTCTGACAATGAAAATAATATTAGATCATTTGCTGATGCTAATTACTATGCACAGGGTTATTTGAATACTGTTGAAGATGTATCTGTTTCTGTAAGAGTACCTGTGATACAGTCAAAGACTATTTCCGACACAAGAAATCAGACAAGTTATGCTGTTACGGATTCATTGGTAGGAACTACTATTATTAGTGATAATACGCCAGCTCCTGTTCCTGGTATGCCTGCACCGACTCCGGATAATGATAATTATTTGATATTATGTTATGCTGGTGCGCCTGTTGCTTATACTGCTGTTTGGGATGTAAGTCAGAGAGATGGTGGACAACCCATGGGTGCATTTGGTGGTTTAATAGCATGGAGAGTTGTATATATTGGTTCTAAATATACAGGAATTGCTTCAAGTGAGTATAATCCTACAATAGCTAATGATGCATCTACTGGACCATATTATCGTAGAGCAGCAACACCTGGATCAGAAAATGGTTTAGTTGTTGGTAGTTTGATATTAACATCAACAGGAGTTTCTCCATCATCTTGGTCTAGTTATTGGAAAACACAGAATGTTGCTTGGCAAGGTGGATTCTCATATGATGGTCATTTTTATTCAGGTAATAATCCTAATATAGGTGCATTCTATAATTGGTATCCAGTTAGCTGGGATATTGGTCCAACACCTTGGATTTTAGGATTACCATCGGGATCTGATCCACTAACATCAGGTGCGCCAGCTTCATATACTTCAATAATTCCATATGCCGATACAGGATCTTCATCATATGGATATGGTGCACCAAGCGATTAATAGATAAAAATTTATAGGAAAAATAATGATCAATCCAGTAGCACAAACATTTTTTGTTGATTCATCAGATTGTCCGCAAGGTATTTTTGTAAGTTCTATTGATATCTGCTTTAAGAAAAGAGATAATCTGACTTTCATGCCATTTACTCTTCAATTACGTCCAACAGTAAATGGCTTTCCTCATGCTTCTACTGTATATCCTTTTGGTCAAGTATCACTTCAATCATCACAAATTATTATCTCAGATTATCCTAATCTAGATTATCTATCTGGACCAAGTTTTACAAGATTTACTTTTCCTACACCAGTTTATCTAGTACCAGGCGAACATGCTATAGTTCTTTCAACAAATTCCGATCAATATGAAGTATATGTGGCCCAAATTGGTCAAACAATGGGTGATGGTTCAGAGAGATTAATTTCTCAACAACCATATACCGGATCATTCTTTAAATCGCAAAATGGTTCAACATACACCCCATATCAAGATATCGATTTGATGTTCCGAGTAAATCGTTGCGATTTCTCATACTACACGTCAAATACCGCATCATTTACATTCAATGATGTTGGACCATCTTCAGAAGTATATGCCGATGTTATTAATATAGGCACACAAGATTTGACTTTCAAAAATACCGAAATTGATTATTATTTTGAGGGTACAGATAATACTTCAAGCGTTTTATCAAGTTTTACACCATTAAAGACACAAACAAACATCCAACTTAATAATAGAATAAAGATCGATCCAACAGGCAATACTTTCATTCTTCGTGCGAATCTTTCATCAACTGATGCTAATGTATCTCCAATGATCGATTTGACCAGATTGCATCTTATTGCAGTAGAAAACATTATTAATGACGGTGGATTAAAAGCATCTGATTTTACAATTACTAATAGTGGTAGTGGATATACAGCTAATGCGTCAATTACTCTTTCTGGATCAACTGGTTCAGGAGCTAATGCTTATGCTGTTGTAGCTAATGGTAATGTTGTTAGTGTTATAGTAGATTCTGTTGGTAGTGGTTATTTGGGTTCTATTACGGGTACTATTGCAGCACCTTCTGTACCTTCTGGTAATACAACAGCAACTATTTCGATTGCTAATGAATTGGCAGCTAAAGGTGGTAATGGATTAGCTAGATATATAACAAGAAGAGTGACATTAAATGATGGTTTTGATGCTTCTAATTTAAGAATTTATATTGATGCGGTTAATCTAGCCGAAACAGATATTACTGTTTATTACAAGATATTATCTGCGGAAGATCCTGATTTATTTGACAATCGACCTTATGTGGTAATGCAATGTGTTCAGCAAGGAAATGAAACTCTTTTAGATACTGCTAAATCGCAACATGATTTAGATTATCGTGAATATCTGTATGTTCCTACTACAACTACTTGCAGTTATGTGGGTTCGAATGGTGTTACCTATAACAATTACAAGACGTTTGCAATTAAGATTGTAATGACAAGTTCGGATACGACTAAAGTGCCTAGAATAAAGAATTTTAGATCAATTGCATTGAATAATTAATATGAAGATACAGACTGAAAATAGTAATTTACAAAGAGATTTGCATTCCAAAGCTCTTCTAAATAGAAATAGAGGTGATTTGGCTTTGAATAATCAGAAAAGAGAGTTACATCTACATAAAGAGCATAGAATCGAGACTCTTGAAAAAGATGTTTATGAGATAAAAGAAATGATAAAAGCTGTATTAAATCACATAGAAAATAAAGGTAAGTAATGGCTATTCAACAGATTACAACAGCTAATACATTTCAGCAATGGTTAATTGCCACTCAGAATTTAATTACTGTTGCAAATAATCTTACTGATGGACCCGCATTAAATACTTCTGCTGTTATTAATATAACAGGTTCTGGTAATACTCTTAATGTAGCAGATAGTATTGTAGTTACAGGAAGAGGTTATATATCCACGGCTAATATGTCTGGTGCTTCAATAACGACATTGAATGCATCTGGTGTCAATGCTGTAACTTTGAATGTTTCTAGTGACGTATTAATTTCTGGTAATCTTGTTGTTTCAGGTAATGTGACTCTTGATGCTATTGGATTTGATGATTTAGTTGTTTCGGGTAGTGGTAGTTTTGCTAATAATCTTTCTGTTGTTGGCAATACATCTTTGAATACAACCAGTATTACAGTTGCAACCATTACAAGTGCTAATGTTACATCGAGTAATTTAACTATAAGTAATATTACAACCGCTAATATTACGACGGGTATAGTGGCTACTGGTAATATTAGTACGATTAATTCAAATACTGCGAATATAGTTAATTTAATTGGTACTGCAAATACAGGAATATATAATGCTATAGATAATGCTGTTGGAACCGCTTTAGCTTTTTCTATTGCATTAGGATAATATAAATAGAATATCTTAGGAAAATAAATGGCAACTAATACTTTTAAATCGAACGTAGCTGCAAACATTGTAACAACAGGTAATACTGTATATACAACTCCGGCTGCTACACAAACCACATTGATTGGTTTGACATTATGTAATAAATCTACAAGTGCTGTTACTGCTACTGTTTCGTTAACAAGGTCTGCTGTTAATTATCAGATTGCTTCTAATGTGTCTATTAGCAGTAATACGACAGCGATTATTGTTGGTGGAGCACAGAAGATTGTATTACAGGCATCGGATAGTTTAACAATTAGTGCTTCAGCTAATGCTGCTGTGGATGCTGTAGCATCATTACTTGAGATAGCATAACATGGATAGATATGAATATATTGGTAATGATTTACCTGGATCATCTAATACACAAATTCAATATAATTTGAATGGAAGACTATCAGGTAGTGCGAATTTAACATGGAATAACACTACAGGAGAAGCTAAAGCTCCCGCGTTTGTTGATAATAATGGTATATTGGTACATTCTGCTAATGTAACGGCTAATTACACGATAAGCACTGGATATAATGGATTGTCTGTAGGACCTATTACTATTGCTAATAATATAACTGTTACTGTATCGGCAAATCAACGTTGGATTATATTGTAAGGGATATTGAATGAGTACGATAGCATCAGGAAATACATCAACAACAGGATTGGTTCAATCATCTGATACTACAGGTAATTTGGTATTTCAGACTAATGGTACGACAACTGCATTGACTCTTGGAACAAATCAAAATGCTACATTTGCAGGTGGTATAACTGTAGCGGGTGCTGCAACTTTTACAACTGCATTGGCAGGTTCTACAGGTGCTTCACTGGTGCTGATCCAATCTCAAACAGCAAGTGGCAGTGCTACTTTAGATTTTACCAGTGGTATTAGTTCAACATATTTACATTACTTATTTTTTCTACAAAATGTAAAACCAGTTAATGCTAACGCTGGTTTATACATGCGTTTTTCTACAGATGGTGGAATCAATTATCAAACCACAAACTACACTTACAACAATCAAGCGCAAAACTCTAACGGCACAGACGTTTCTGGCTATAGCGCAGGAAGCGGAATTACGTCAGCTATTGTTTTTGGTGATCAAATATCAAACAATGCTGGCGAAGGTGGTATCAACGGAATTATTCAGATTTTTGACCCTGCAGGTTCAAACCAAAAATTTGCTTGTGGAAACGGTGGTTATTTGAGAGCGGCAAGTCTCAATACCTCTTGTTCAATGGCTGGTTTGTGGTCATCAACAACAGCAGTTAATGCCGTTCGATTTTTAATGGGTAGTGGAAACATTGCTTCTGGCACAATATCTTTCTTTGGAGTTAAAAAATCATGAGTGACAGATTACATAGAATGGTTGATGGGATAAAAGTTTATCTCACTCCAGAAGAAGAAGCAGAAATTCGTGCAGAATGGGCGGCTAATGAAGCTAAACAACAAGCTACTGCATATATCGAAAATCGCAGAATGTCATATCCTCCAATTACGGATTATATTGATGGTATAGTTAAAGGCGATCAAGCACAGATTGATGCTTATATACAAGCTTGTCGTGATGTTAAAGCTAAGTATCCAAAATCATAAGGAACAATAATAATGCCTCTAGTCCTTGATGGAACAAATGGTGTAAATGCTAGTACAGGTTCGTTAAACCTTCAAACTAGTGGAATCAATGCCGTAACTGTTAACTCGGCACAAGCAGTTACTTTTGCAAATGCATTGGCAGGTTCTACAGGTGCTTCACTGGTGCTGATCCAACGCCAAACCCCATCATCGGTTGCAACTTGCGACTTCACCACGGGGATTGACTCGACGTATGACGAGTATCTGTTCACTTTAAATAACGTGGTTCCTGCAAACGAGGCATCAGGTCTTGTTGTCCGTGTTTCTGAAGATTCTGGCTCTACTTGGAAAAGCGGGGCTTCAGATTACTCTTGGGCGACAAACGGCACTAATGATTCTGGAGGGTCGGCAAGTACCGGTACTGCTTCAGACACATCGATGTATCTGGCTGCGTCTGGTGTTAGTAACACCGCTTCAGAAGGTGGGTATAACGGAGAAATGCGGATTTTTAATCCATCAGGATCAACTGCAAAAAAAGTAATTACTGCATTGGGTGGTTACTACCGTACCACAAGCACAATACTTCTTGTAAACGCTATGTCTGGTAGATACAAAGGTAGTAGTAACGCAGTTAATGGTATTCGATTTTTATTTGCTTCTGGCAACATCACTAGCGGCACTATTGCCCTCTACGGAGTTAAGAAATCATGACATTGAAGAAAATGATCGATGGGGTTGAAGTTGAATGCAACCCCGAAGAAGAAGCTGCCATTCGCGCTGAGTGGGCGGCTAATGAAGCTAAACAACAAGCTACTGCGTATATCGAAAATCGTAGAATAGAATATCCAAGTATTGGTGATCAATTAGATGATTTGTTTCACAAAGGTTATTTTTCTGACAATATGGCTGCTAAGATACAAGCAGTAAAAGACAAATATCCAAAGTCATAATTAAAGGATTTTTATAAATGGCAACAACAATTAATGCCGATAATGGTGTAAGTTCTGGTAGTGCTGGTTTAAAATATTCAGCAGATAATTCTGGTATTCTCACTTTACAGACCAACGGCAATACAGCACTCTCAATCAGCACAGGACAAATTTTAACACTTACCAATGCCTTGACTGCATCTGGCGTGGTAAATTACACAACAGGCGATGCCAGCTACAGTGGAGCAATTCAAGATATTACTGGGGCAAGTATTACGCTTACCACTCAGGCGCGACGTGTGCTGATTGGTTTTACGGCAAGTGTTATTGGTAATGCTAGTCAAGCATATTTCAACCTTACGGTAGATGGCACAAATTTGCTTGGCACAACGGGAGTTTATTTCACAGGTTCTACTTTTGGTGGAAGCGATAATGGAATTACGCTTACGGCAATGACTTCTGTGTTGTCGGCTGGTTCGCACACTTTCAAAGCGCGTATAGCAACTACAGGTGGATCAACTTGGACAGTGCGGGGCGGCAGCAGCCAATCCTATCAATTTTGGGCACAGGAGATTGCATAATGACACAAAGATGGTTTGATATTAATAATAATTCTCATGATTTTCCAGATGAATGGATCAAGAATGATGATCCAAAATGGAAAGATGAATATCTTGTACCTCTCTCAATGGCAAGACGAATTATGTATCCAAGTATTGGTGATCAATTAGATGCTTTATTTCATGCTGGAATGTTTCCTGCTGATATGGCAGCTAAGATACAAGCAGTAAAAGACAAATATCCTAAATAAAGGAATAACAAATGTTTAAATCTAAAACAATCTGGTTCGCAATTTTTCTAGCCGTAGCTGGTATTTTAGAACAATCACAAGCAGTTATTACCCAATTTGTTGGACAACAAAATACCGGTCTAGTAATGCTTGTTATTTCAATTGTCGTCGCAATTCTTAGAATAGTCACAACTCAACCATTAAACGCAAAATAATATCTTTTTTTTCTTAAAAACCCTCGCCTGTCGAGGGTTTTTTATTGTCAAAGTCAAATAATACTTTGACTAAATAGAGAATAATCGAAAATAGGAGTTTATCTTGGCTGGCTATGTAGAATTAATACTTGAACAAGCTGCAACATTCAATACTACCGTGAATGTTAATGGTGCCGATGGATCAACCGTTAATTTAGCAAATCATTATGCTAATTCACAGATAAGAAAATCATATTATTCTACCACAGCATATGATCTAGATGCGGCAATCACAGATGCTTATGATGGAGTAATAACTTTGTCCATGACAGCAGCTAACACTTCTAATTTACGTCCGGGTAGATATGTTTTTGATTTAACAACAACAGATGCAAATAATGTGGTAACAAGAGTTGTAGAAGGTATTGTAACAGTTACACCAGGAGTTACAAAATAATGAATGTGGTAGTTAATACAAACACTTCTCAAACTGTTTCTCTCAAACAATCAGGTGGTATTAAAGCAACGGTATCGACTGTTGCAAAACCTATTGTTTCGCTTACAGAATTAAGTGATGTGACTATAGGTACACCAAATGATCATGATATATTAATGTACGATGCAGGAACCGGAAAATTTCAACCAAGATCCGGACAAGGTCTTGTTACAGTTGATAATGTAAATGGCGGCTCATTCTAAGGAAAAATAATGGCTAATACAGTAATTCAATTAAAATGGTCAGAAACAACATCTATACCACCTTCCCTCAATGTTGCTGAACCAGCATATTCTAATAATTCAAACAAATTATATATTGGTTTATCAGATAACCAAGTAATAGCTATTGGTGGAAAATACTATACAGACATTGTTGATGCTGCCACAAATTCTAATACAGCAACAACAATAGTAAAACGTGATGTAAATGGTGCATTTTATGGAAGATTGTTTGGTATCGCTAATAATGCTAATCAATGGACAACAGCACGAACAATAGGTGTTTCTGGTGATGCAACCGGTACCGTTTCCGTTGATGGTTCTGCTGATGCTAATATTCCATTAACTCTTTCAAATTCTGGTGTATCGGCAGGAACATATGGTGGTGCAACACAAGTACCTACATTTGCTGTAGATGCAAAAGGTAGAATCACTTCAGCATCCAATGTTGCAATTTCAACAACATTGAATTTTGCCAACTCAACAGTTAGTGGTTCTCTTTCATTAGCAACAGACACATTAACTGTTAAAGGTGGTTCAGGTATTACATCAACAGTATATGATGCAAACAATACTTTTGTTCTTGATGTTGATAATACAGTTATCCGTACAACAGGTAATCAAACAATTACTGGTGATCTTGGCATTACAGGTAATTTAACACTTACTGGTAATACAACTCTTATTAATGTATCAACACTTCAAGTTAATGATCCATTAATTTATCTAGGTGAGAATAATTATTCCTCAGATTTAGTTGATATAGGTTTTGCTGGTAATTATTATGATGGTGCAACACAAAGACATGCTGGTATTTTCAGAAAACACGGTTCTAATACATTTTATGCATTTACACAATATACACCAGAACCTAATACAACCAATATTATTGATACAACAGATCCAAGCTTTATGGTTGGTACTCTTGTTGCTAATATTACAAGTGCTAATGTTTCAGGTTTATTGAATCCTATTGCGGTTGCAGATGGTGGTACTGGAGCAGCAACATTTAGCTCAGGTAGAATTCTTGTTGGAAATGGAACAGGTGCATTA